TTTCCCCATCCACCTTTGCCTTGAGGCTCTTGGTCATCCTAAATTCCATGTCCAATCTTCCACCAGACAATTGCGAAATAAATTCACGAACGTAGTCTTGGATCTCTGGTATGGACTGAGAAATGAGGATATGGGGGATGTCCTTATTTACGACATACATTGCACCCTTTATGAGTTCCTTCTTATCCTGTAGAGCCGTAAATTCTGCTTCTAATTTTCTGTATTTATCTATGCTACGCTTGGCTTCATTCACGTCTATTAGGCACTTCTGTTCCTCACTAGAAATCTGTTCTATGTGATTACTCAAGTCAATTAAGCCACACTCGCAAGCATCTATTTTCTTTTTGATCTCTACAATTTTGCTATGGCACTCGTACAGTTTCGTCTCGTCTATCTCGCTAAGTTCTTTCTCAATCCTCTCAAACTCCGAGCGATACCCTTGCACCTTTGCGTCTAGCTCATCTTTTGTTTTTGTGGAGTATTCAAGCCTTTTCTGTGCTGCTTTCTTATCTGCCATTCTCCTAACATACGTCTCACGCAGCACTTCTACCTGTGATTTTTTTTCCAAACACTCAGAAATCTTGTTGCGTTTTTCTGCCAATGAATCTAATTTCGCCTTCGCACGTTCGTTAGCAAGCTTCTGTTTTTTCCATTCTAGCCGATATCTCGCCTTGATTTCTTCCTTCTTATCCTCAGTAATAGCCTCGCATTCAAGACCTAACGGACAAACTGCATCATTTAGCTTTGTTGTGTCGTCTCGGATGATTCTCATCTGTGCCGACGCTACTAGCTCCTCTTGCTTTACTTTGTCGTACTCTTCATCAATTGTAGCTAGGGTTTCATCTGTCGTTTCGTAGGTGCTTATTTCACCTTTAAGCCTCTTTGCATCAACCTGTATTTTTGCCATCTCTAACGTGTTCACAGACAGCTCTTTATTGATCTGCAATAGCATCCTATCAGTTTCTTTCAACTGTAGCTCACACCTAGGGATTTCGCCCTCCAGGAACGCCAATTGCTTCACCTTCTCTTCTTCTTTTTTGGTCTCAGCAATCAGCTCTTCCAGCTTGCTCTGTTCTTTGAGCTCCAGCTTGTTTAGAGCCTTAAGATCCTTCTGTAGTTTATCCTGTTCAACCTTTGCTTCCTTGTGGTCTTTGGCTATCCCCTTAAGAACCTCCTCCGTGTCTAGTATTCTCTGCTCTAGTTCCGTTGGGCTCCCAATGTCGTCAAGAATAGCCGCCTTGGATTTTTCTAACGCAATGGTTTGTGCTAGGTCGTCTTTCATTAAAAGATGGTAGTCGGCCCATCTGGATATCCCAATGGCCGACTTGAATATGTTGTCTTTTTCTGTTAGCGAGCCTCTAGCAAAGGTATCTATGTTTGCTTGCTCAAAATAAGCACTATTCGTAAATAGCTCGTCGTCGAATCCAAACAAATCTCGTATCTTATCCTGTGTCCGTACAATCCCGCTTTCACGCTTGTCTGTGCGTTTATTTACTCCAGCCTTCAGCGTACCACACACCCACTCTACCCTATCCGGCGAGGTGTATAGCTCCACCGTCTGTGCTCCGTTTTTCCTTATGCTCCTGTTTACCCTGTAGTAAGAACCACCGTGAACGCACTCTATCTCAACTTCACACCCATCTGAGACCTCATCATTTTCATTCTTATAGATCACATCCTCGTTAAGGAGGTCTTTACTGAATTCACCTCTAGCCGAGCCAAACAGAGCAAATCTAACTGCACTCATAAAGGCAGTTTTTCCACTTCCATTCCCATCAGACTCATCTACAGTCTCGTCATTTCTACCAATGACAAGAAATATCCCATCCTCTTCTGTCAGCTCTACCTTGGCATTTTTAAAACTCAGGTAATTCTTTAGACTTATGCTTAATACATTCATTCAATATCATCCTTAAGAAACAAATACTTCATCCCATTGTGCTATTTTTTCCATAATGTATAGCTTAGTTTTCTCGCTCTTTCCGTCTTCATCTTTTGCGTAGTACCGTTCAACTATATCTTTGTCTGTCGTTCCTTTTTCTATATCTAGTTTGGTTGTAACTTCTACCTTCTCAACCTTCCAATCTATAGGTGCGTAGTGGAACGAGTTGGCTTCACGCAACACGTTGTAAAGCATTTTTGGATTGAACCGCTTGCGTACATGGATACGAACCTTCACAATAGCGTCGGCAATACCGCCAACAACCACAATGGATTTTAGTAGCACACGCACCACTTCGTCGCAGTCGAGATCCCTAGCGTGGATTTCTAGCTGCACAAATCTACGTTCTGGCAGCTCTATCTTCTCAATAGAAGCCTCGTTATTCAGAAACGAAACAACGTTCACATGCTTTGTTTTCTCTTCACCAAAATCCTTTACAAACATCGAACCAGTGTAGCCGCCAACAAAGCTAGAAAACATTTCGTACTTGTGGATATGACCAAGAGCAACGTAGTCGAATCTACCGAGTACGTCTTGGTCCAGCGTTGGTTCGTCCACATATAGACCACCAAACGTCGTGTCGAGCGAGTAGTGGGTGACCAGTATATTTTTCTTCTGTGGGTGTAGCTTTATTTTAGAAATGTAGGTGTTCAACCACGTTGTCAGTTCCGTGTTGTTTTTGAGTCCAACCTGATGTGGAAACATGTACGGAACACAATGGAACACCACGTCGTGGAACTCGAATTTATCTGGCTTGAGGTCGGCAACGTAGGTGTCTACCAATCCTAGAGCCTTGATGAATGAGATAGAAGTTGACGTAGATTTTGAACTATCTACGTCATGATTTCCAGCCACAATAATCACAATTATCCCTAGGCTAACTAGGTCTGCAACGTGTGTGCTAAATCTCTCTATTAAAAATGATTCTGGATTTCTCTCTTCGTTGATATCCCCTGCAATTACGAAATATTTGCAGTTTTTTTCCTTTGCCTTTTTGATAGCAAATCTGAAATTTTCATTTATGTCCTCGAACCTTCGGTTCAAGCCTGTCTCTGGGTTTACCCCGCCATACGGTAGATTTCTCAACCCGCAATCTGCCAAGTGCAGAAACTTCACCATCTACTCCCCCAATCTCATTCCATTTGCACCCACATCTCAGACAGCAATACTCAAATCTGTTATCTTCCCAATAGCTGCCACCATCTCGACTAGGTACTATCTCGTCACATTTCGGACAATCTTCCATCACATCCAACTCTATAAGTGGGCAGTTTTTAGACTTACCCAAGGTCCTATCTAGACTACGAAGGACTCACTTGCACAATTCAACTATGTCATCATATACATCTTTGTCTTCAAGGATCTTAACGAAACCTTTAAAGCCTTGAAACTTGACATCGGTATCCTCTATAGAATACCAACTGCCTTTCTTTTTCAAGATGTTTTTCTCCAAAAGAACTGTGAACATGTCCCAACCCTTTTGGATTCCTTGACCATGGATATTCAGCCCGATGTATTCCTTGAAGGGTGGAGCCAACTTATTTTTCACAATCTTAACTCTAAAATTGTTTCCAATAACCTTTTCTCCCTCTTTGTACTGACCTATATTCCTAATATCCATTCTCATAGAAGCATAGAACTTGAGTGCGTTTCCTCCGCTAGTTGTTTCGGGTGTCCCATATATGACACCAATTTTCATCCTGATCTGATTAATGAAAATGACAGTAGCGTTACTCCCCTTCAGGTGTTGCGTTATCTGTCTACAAGCGGCAGACATGAGCCTAGCTCGTAGTCCCATACCTCCACCCTTTGCTTTCACTTTCTTTCCCGTCTCAGGATCAACGACCTCAGCACCTTCGTCAAACTCCCCATCTAACTCTTTCTTTGGCACTAGGGAATCTACCGAATCCAAGACAATTACAAGTGGTTTGGATGGTTCCACTTTCTGTAGCGTCAACAAACTCACTACAATGTCAATAGCTTGCTCACCGTAGTCTGGCTGACTCAACAGTAGCTCGTCCATATCCACGCCAATACCTGTCCTAGCATACTCAACGTCAATGGCGTTCTCGACGTCTATAAATGCAGCAGAACCTCCGGCATCTTGCACAGCTTTTATCATGTGAAGAGCAAGAGTTGTTTTGCCGCTAGACTCTGGTCCATAAATTTCCAGAATTCTATTCTTGGGAATTCCCAGAATTCCCATGGCCTTTTCTAGACCATGGAAACCTGTCGAACACAAAATCTTGTCGGCTAGGCATTCGGGTACATCTCCAATTTTCATTATAGAGCCTTCCCCATGTCTTTTAAGGATAAAATCCTTTGCTTTACCAACGTCCATTGTGTGTTTCCTTAGAATGGGATTTCGTCAGAACCTGCCTCGTCTTCATACCCTTCAAATTCACATTTGCAGTATGGACAAGATTTAGAAGTAACAGAGATCAACTTATCACAACTAGGGCAATTGTCTTTCTCCTCTTCTGGTTCCTTCTTAGCCTTTACTTTTACCTTTGACTCTTTCTTTGGAGCTGGTTTTTCTACCACCTCTTCCTCAATTCCAAATGGATCTTCATCTACAATTTCAGGCTCAACAGGTTTCTTTTTCTGCACCGACTTCTTTGGCTGTACAATTTCAATTTCAACTTCGTCATCTACTCCACCAAAGGCTTCGTCACTGTCGTCGCTAACTACATCTACCTCATCTCCACCAAACACATCCTCTTCCACTGGAGCTGGTTTCTTCTCCACCTTCTTTACAGAAGCTCTTTTTCTAGGTGCTTCTTTTTCAACGTGTATTGGCTTCTCTTCTTCGTCCTCAACCTCAACTACGGGAGCCTGCTTTTGAGCAATCTTTGGTTTGACCACTGGAGCTGGAAGATCCTCTTCAGTCTCAAATAAATCCTCGTCATCACCATCATCGACAACCACTTTTTTTGTTGCTTTCTTGACTCCACTTAACAGCCACATCGAAACGTCTTTTTCGCTTGTCGGTGCTGTTATGGCATCTAGGTCGTACCGCTTGTATTTCAGCTCTGCCGCTGTCAGTGGTTTGTTGTCACCCTTCTCCTTGTCATACGACGTATCCATCCCTTTGCCTTCTCGCATTAGGTTTACGTCGAATGGGAACCAGTCGTGACCTTTCTGGAAATGTTCCTTCAGCTCGTTTTTGTATCTACCAAACAACCTGACGATGACCTCGTAGATTCCACGTTTACTAGCCGAGATACCAAACTCGTAATCACTCTTGCATAGAATTGAAAGATGATTTTCTTTTACGTTGGTGTTGCTATCCCTATCGATAACCTGTAGGGCAATCATACGCTTTGGACCCCAACTCTGCTTGAAGCCTACGTTTGGATTTACACGCTGACCAGCAACAATTTCAGCCATCTGAATCTGATCTGTCGAATAGTCGTCAGCCTCACCTTTTTCTACAGCCTTGATAATAGCCCACGCTTCTCTGTACTTCCTACAAACTGGACACTCGCCAACCCCATCTTCATCTTTAACGCAAATGGAAGTTACCTTTGAATGGTCGGCAGAATCAAATTTATGGATATAGAAGACCTTGCCTTTACCCACAATTCTATAAACATTGTCGCCATCTTTTATAGTCTTTTTCAGTACGTCTTTACCGATAAAAGAGCCACCACCCTTAAACTGTTCTGCGTTCGTAAACTGATCTAACATGTTACTCATTCTTGCTCCTTCACTTGTTTAATTTGCCTTTTAGCTTCTTAACTTTGGTTCCAATTGTCTTCTCGACGTCGGCAATCAAAAGTTCCTCTAGCATCTTGGTTTCACTTATTCTTTGCTTCATTTGTTCTTCAGTTTCACCCTCGATATAATCAATAGACTTTGATATAGAAAAATCAACCTTTTCGGGATGATAGTCATTCAAGCCGCCTACGATAATACCCTTATAAGAAAGGGTGAAATTCAATCTTGGTCTCTGTTCTAGCATATCAACCTCCTAATTGTCTCTTAATTAATTCTGCTTCCGTCACAATATTTTTGCTGAGTGATTGGAGAGAATTAATTGCATTCGCCCACACCTTAACCATGCCTTTCGCCATGTTTGCTTTTGTCTGGTATTCCATAACTTTGTTCTGTCTTCCGTCTAAACCTTCGTACTTAAGAATCTCAGCAATCTCTGCTTCGCTCTTACCCTCTAGGTTCAACTTCTTGTGCATCTCCCGTTTTTCGGCGGTACACAATTGCACAACCTTTGCTTCAATTGCGTTAATTGTTGTCTTACCAGCCATTGCTTCCGACGCATCCATGTACTTCATTTTGTACCATGTATTGAAGTCGCGTTCCTCTTTTAGATACTTCTCATTCAGAACTTCGGCCTCCACAATTATCCAAGAAAAATATCTTGGATACTGTGCAAGTATGCGACTGATGTCGTTCATATCGAACTGTGATTGCTCGTTCATCACAATCCTAGTTTCCTCAACAATCCTCTTGTGCATCTCCACACCAAATCTATGAGAATCCATCACATCAATTAACTTCGTAAAATCTCCATTATCAAACGCCAATTCTGGTTCGACAAAATCACATCCATTAGACACACCTTGCGTCTTTTTAAATCCCATACTTAATCTCCTAGAATAGTTGATTGTGTTCGTTTTTCTTAATCACAAACCTAGACACCTTTGGTTTCAAAATAAATCTACCCCTCTTCACCTCGCTTTCTTTTTTCTCTAATGGTTTTATTTTTTCCGCCTTTGGATTTTTGGTCACCCTAGGCGTCCTCTTCTTTTTCTCTTTCCCATACACACCCCAATCAAAGCTAGGGAAGCATACCGCCAACACCCTAGTGAGTGGAACGGATAGCCGCTCCCAATAGTAGTCCCTATCAAACTCACCAGTGTAGTCGTCAACGTGTACCACACCCTTTCCAGTCTTATCTGTAATCACATAGGGTATCTGCATACCAACGTAAAACCCCCGCTTCTCCTCTATCAGTTGCTTGGCAACTCTAGCGTGTGGCTGTAGTGTTTTCAGTTGGTCTGGGTGTTTGCTTATCGACGTCTTTTGCACAATGTCGTCAACGTGTGGTTGTGTGGTGTAGAACGTATGTTTCAGCTTCTCAACTTTGTCAACATAGTACGACAGCGGATAGTCCTTTTTCAGTAGCTCGTAAAGCATCGTTTCTTGCTCACGCTTGGCAATGGCAATTGTGGATTTTTTCACACAATCCAAACCCTTAATATCTGGCTTGTCTTTACCCTCTTTAATTCCAGCATAGTTTTTCATTGCAATGGAAATAAACCTATCAAACTTCTTTTCATACTGTAGTTCAATAATGGATTTGTCCACCCCAAATTCTTTTCTAATAACCTCACGCAAATCCTCGGTCACTAGCTCGCATAACTCCGTTGGGTCTATACTTATTCCGCTAACGAAAACAGAGTCAGTATCCCCATATATAACTTTCAGCCCACTAGCGTCAATTATTTCTCTGGTCTTCTTTATAAGAAAACGTCCAGCCGCTGTTACACTTCCCGCAACGTCGAAGTCAAAGTAGCGACTACCACGCTGACCTAGAGCACCGTAGAGGGAGTTGGTTAACTCTTTTGCTACTTGCTGCATAACGTCATATTTTTTGTAATCCTGCGAACCTTCCTTGTAGCTCACCATTACCTTTCTGTATTCCTTTCGTGCGTTCATCAGCTGCTCAACTAGCGTGGGAAATATTGCCTCCCTATTTTTGTAGAAAAATATATCATTTGCCGAGGCAATTAATTCCTCCCTAGTTCGCCTATCTTTTCTCACATTTTCCGGACTTATATTCCAGCTCCAAATGATTGTTGGATACAAACTTTTGAAGTCGAATACATGGATGTTTTTGTAGATTCCAGGAACCGGATCTATAACGTATGCTCCCTCAAACTTCACACCTTCTGTGTCATCCCAGTAAACAGTTGGATAGTACACTTGGCGGTCTTTGGCTAGACGGAGAATAAAAATATCAAGCATACGAGCAACACTGATACCAGACATGTTAGACGTTGGCCGAAAGATTGTGGGAAAGCATCCCGTCCAACCACACATCGCCACCATCAGTTTGGATACACCCAACACGTCGTCGAGATCTTTTAAAAGTTTGCAGTCCATCAAGTTGTATTGCTTCAGCTTGCCTCGGTTGTGCTTGAACAACTCGATAATCTTTTCCTCGTGCTTCACCTTGCCTCTGCCTAGGAAGTGTTGCGATACGTTCTCCAGTGAGAAGCTTCGTATGTCGCTGAATTTACCATAGGAGCCGATGATTCTACGCATCATGTCTATATGTCCAGCTCGCCAAGGCTTGTACGTTGGCGACCAGAAACACTTGTAGAGCTTTGCTCGCGTTTCTATGTATGGAGCGTCAAAGTTGTAGCAGTTATATCCCATGTAGATGTCGTAACCCTTGCTCAGTAACATCCACCACTTTATGAGTTCCTCCTCGTCAGAAGATGCCTTGAAAAACTCATTGCCGTCGCTATCCACAGCACCTATCGACAGTATGGCATTTTTCTCCATATCTATTTGCACCGTACTGTCGTCAGTTTCAATGTCGTAGTACAGAATCTTTACATCCGTATCCACCTTCATGTGGTTGTCAATCATGTAGCGTTCGGATAACGAAATATCTGCCTCATAGGTTTTCACCCTGTTTTGCAGCTTCTGCTTGATAATGTACGCAGGATCTCCGTCCTTATCCTTCGACCACTGTGTTGTGCTGAAATTCTTGCAGTAGACACGCAAGAACTCTCCAGATACCTCCGTCTCCGTTATGAGCCTGTCTAGGTTGGACTCCGACAGAACCTCAATCATTTTGTTGTATTCAATTTTCTTAACATAGAAATACCACTTAAATCCCCTAATGGTTCTTCTACATCGCATACCAGTAAACTTGTCTCGGTATATGGAAATTACAATTTCGCCAACAGAGTAGATGTCTAAATACTTGTCGTGCATCTCCCTGTATGTTCCATCTATCATCGACCTAGCCTGTTGCTCACTAAAGTCGGCTATGTCCATCAGTGCAGACTTGTCTATAATAAGCTCTTCACTTTCGTAAATTGTCTTTCTACTTATAATCTCAAACTCTAGTATGTCGTACCAGCCATATACCGTTCCACGCTTCCGTGTTTTAAAAATAAATAGCGTTGGTTCCGTGAACCCTTTGCGGATAAACCGGAGGGGAATTACAGTTCCACCCTCTCGCTCTAACAACACCACGTTGAAAAACATACCCTTCCACTCGTGCGTTGTAATTCTGTTTGTCTTATCCTTTGCAATCACATCATCTACAATTTTTTTAATACTCATTTGTTCTACCTAAATATGTATAGATTGGCGTTTTTATCTACCTTTTTCCTGTCCATGTACCTCTCAGCTTTAATCTTATAAACTGCCATCGCCACGTTTGCCACTTTCTCAAAGTTTGTTGTCCGCAAGTAGGCAGTCGCAGTCCCTAGCTTGCATTTCAGTCTTTTCTCCTCAGATATGGGAACACACCCATCGTATCTTGGATTGGTGTCGAAAAGAAATTCCACATATAATTTCCTCTTTTTGAGACTAAACAGATAACAACTTATCTCCATATCTTCCACTCTATAAAACATACACTTCTCAATTTTGCGTAGCATAACAACATTTACCAAAGAAGCCTTGATAATATTGATAGCCGTTTCTAGGTAATCTATATTTCTTTTGCCCCGCATTATTTCATCAGAAAAACGCTTGATTAGTAGGTCAGTTTGTATCTTGGTAACGTCTGTCTGGTCGGAGATAGAGAACTCTAACCCGCATCCAGTACACACATTCCCATTCTTCTCAACACGAGATACAACCTTGTCGCACCTAGGGCAACTATATAACATCGTCTTTCCTTCGCCTCAATACTGTTTGCGGCTTCTCCTCGTCCTTCTTATCTTCCTTTTTCGTCAACCCCTTCAGCTCGGAAAACTTATCAAGGTGTACCTGTATTATTTCCATCACCGCTTCCATTCCACCACGCTCGTACACATTCACAATGTGATTAGATGCAGCGGAGATAAGAAATCCACGGCTCATTCTCGTGTATCCTAAGCGTCTTAAAGATAGGGCAATCTCCTCAAGGCGAACAATAGACGAGAAGTCTAAATTAAGCGTAAACTTCGACAAATTTTCTTGGTCATAAAATGAATTACTCAAACCAGTATCCTTTCTAAATCTGCGTTAATCAGACTCTCACACTCAAATTTTCTTAAAAAACAATTCAAGAAGTTTGCGTTTCCGCTGTGCTCCTCGACCACGTATTCTAGGTCCCGCTTCAGTTCCACCAATTCCAGATTCTTTTGTAGTTTGGCTCTAAACTGTGGATCACTCTGTATCTTTTCCACTGTCTTCCCATCACACCGTTCCAATATATCCATGAACATATCCACAGTGCAGTCGCATAGCTCTATCGCCTCTATCAAATCCGCTTTCTTTAATCTTGGTATTGGTGGTTTCACGTTGTCGCCGCTGTCGCCAAACAGTGCTTTCCATAGTGCTACTTTCCTAAACTGCGATAGCCCGAACTTTCTGTGGAGGTCGTCCGACGTTATGAAAGCATTATCTAGTGGATTGTACTGTCGCACACCACGCTCCCTGTCTATCAGTTGGTATAGGTCGGCATCCGATGAAACAATTGTGATAGACTCGTTTGGATTTCTGGCAATGTACGAGGCAATCACGTCATCTGCTTCCTCATCCTCGTTATAAATGCAAGTACACTTTAGATACCTCACCATCTTACGAATGTCGGGTGTTGGGTTGAACTCCCCGTCTGCTCTTGCCCTATTTGCCTTGTACGTTGGGTCTAGCTCCAGCTTCCGACGTGGTTTGCTGTCTAGGGCGAACACCAACTCGTAGTCGTGAGTGTTCTTTCTCAGTGCCAATAGGTTTCTTATGGTGCCAAAAACATGACCACTTGGCATCCCTTCTTTTGTCTTTAAGCGAACCCCATACATGTTCCTGTAGGCCATGTTGGAAAGGTCAATCAGGTACGTTGTTTTATCTTGCATCTACACCTCCACAAATCTCATTTTTTATTCTAAATCCCTTGAAAATATGGTCCTGCATCCGTGTCGTGCGATGCACTAATTCCCTAATCTCATCTATTGGTGTCTCGTCAATGTCGCCTTTGGTTGGTTGCATAATTCTCACTTCGTTTGTGTGCATCACCCTTTTCCAGTTTTCTATCATCTTTCTTCCACCCTGATCTGGGTCTGGAACAATAGTGAACACACCCTCAAAGTGGTCTTGAATAAAACGTATCTTTGCATTGGGTAACACAATACTCAGCAAAGCGTAGGCATTGAGTCCAGCCTCACGCATCCGTACTGCATCAAATATCCCTTCTGTAAAGTATGGATCTACAGGATTGTAGCCATCGAAAATTCCCCAGATGCTCATGGAAAGAGGGACGTCCTTCCTATACTTAATCTTAGTGATTTGATCACCGAGTACAAACCTTTCACCGACATTAATGAGATCAGCATGGTAAATGATAGGCATAGTAATGGAACCCATAGCATTGTTATAACCAATATAATAAGACTCGAATAGAGGGAGACTAAAACGCCTCCGTGTAACGAATTCCTGGATCTCACTTCTCGCATTTTCCCAATCCCTTCTATACTGGCTACTCAATCTAACTTCTGGTATGTCCTTAAGTTTGTAGCGTCCTTTAAATGAATTTGATACGGAGTTCATTGCCATGCCAGCGTGTTTCTGTATCAGCTTTGTTGCTTCACCTCTATCTATATCCCTGTTATATGAAACGAGGTCAATAATACTGCCTCTAGCACCACACCCAAAACAATGATAGACGAGTGTTTTTTTGTGGAAGTAACAGCTAGGGTGTCTGTCGACGTGCGTTGGATCTGGACACTCGATAATGTAGTTGTCGCCCGACACACCTATGTACCTTACACGAAGGTCTGTAAACAGAAACCTCTGTATATCTATATTCTCGCTGACCGTTTCAAAGTCCATACTTTTTTCCTTAAATTCTGCACTATCCCATTCAGGTAATCACACTGTGCTCTAGACAGCGTTTTCCTCTGCCTCCAAAACTTTTCCATGTCAGTTATCACAGTTGTTTGCTTTGCGTCGGCAAAGCCTATTAACTCAAATGCAGTTATAAAACTTTCTGCAATCTCTTTCTTGTCAATCACATCTTTTTTAATTATAAATCCCATCACATTGCTCCATCAGAACTCGTAAGAATTGGTTCAGCTATAGTCGTTGTCGCTGGCCAGAAATCTAACGTCACCTTTACGTTCGACGTTCCCTGCCTTTGCTTTGCAATTATAATCTCCACATCCTCGCTCTTCTCAATACCGCATTCTGCATCTCCCTCCTCTTCTGGACTGTCGTAGTAACTCGGCCTGTATAGAAAAAAGACGTTGTCGGCACGTTCCTCGTATCCTCCAGCGTCTTTCAACTCACTTAACTTTGGTCGTTTATTTTTGCGTTTTTCCGCACTACGACCAATCTGCACAACTAGGATCTGGTGGATATCGAAGTCGCGGCCGAACCCCTGTATTATTTTCAAACTTTCATTTAGAATGTCAGCAGTACTCCTGTTACCACTATATTTAAAGCGTATTTTATCGAACAAGTCGTAGGCTATAATCTTTACACCATAGCGTTCCTTCAGTATGCGAATGTCCCGCTTTATTCCTTCCATGCTTTGCGTACTCGCCGTATAGAAGTAGATTGGCAGTTTGCTGATTTCATCCTTTGCTTTCTGCTCTTGCATCCGCTCGGTTGGCGTCATCTTGTCTCTATTGCGTATCAGTTTCGTTATCGGCAAGTTTGCTCTAATAGCAACAAACCTGTCGTACATGCTTATGCAGTCCATCTCAAAGTTGAATACCGCAACAGGAATACCCAACAACCCAAGACGCAAAAGCATATTTGCGACCAACGCAGATTTACCCATAGCGGGACGTCCCGCTACAATTGTCATTTTTGTTGCACCTAGGCCATCCGTCAAAAACCTATCTAGCTTGCCATAGCCTGTCGTTCCGAACGAGCTGCCAGTTTCCCTAGCTGTGTTCTCTTTCGTGTGGATCTCATCTACGTCCACCATAGGAATAAACTTGAAGTCTCCGTCGGTTCTGCCATCCTCCAGCATCGACATCATTTTATTTATTTTTTCTATAATATTTTCTGTGGTCGTGCTGCTATTAAGCATCGACCTAGTCAGCTCGGGTAACAGGTTCATCGACAAGGTTTCTTTTATCTTGTCGTCCTTCAACTTGGAAACATGGAACCTGTAGTTTTCTTCAGCAACATTGTCGCCAAAAACAGCCACAAGTTCTGTTATATAGTCGAGTCGTAGGGTTTCTCCGCCTCTAAATCTTTTCTTTACAACGTCTATCGAGTCTGGTGTCACCTTCACCTTGCTATTGTAAAGATACTGGCAACACTCGAACAATGCTCGGTGGTTGGTGTACAGAAACGTACTGGCATCCACCTCATTTAAAAGCACCTCCAACACTTTGCCGTCGTTAATTGCGTGTCCTAAAATAAATTGCTCATTGTTGCTGTCGATAGGAATAATTCGCTTAACTTCCTTGTCGTCTCCAACACTATTCTCAACGTGTTTTTCTTGCCTCTTTTCCCTAACTGTAAATCCCATATACCATCCTTATAGACCTAGAGATTCTTCTTTTCTTTTTCTAACGTCAGCACCACAATTTCCCTGAAACTTGAACCCGACAACTGTGTAGGCTAGGTTATCGACAAATCTTTGCTTCTGTAGCAGAGAACGCAGAGAACTATGCGACGTCAGTATGAAAGATTTCCCATTGTGTTTTCTTTGCTGGAAGAAGTCATTTAAAATAATCTTCACTGTTCCGCTCACCCTAGCTTCGTCTAAATCCACAACCCTATGAAAGTTATCCACAACAACAAAATCTACATCTAATAAACTTTCTAGCGTGAAGTCGTTTTCAACCCCAAATCTTGTCTTATCCATGGCAAGTGTTACCAGCTCGTCGGCTGTCACAAAGACACCTGTATAGCCATGCTTTAATATCAAGTTCTTTAAAAGAATTGTCGCAAGCATGGTTTTCCCACACGACACCCCTCCATAGATCAGAAGGTCAATTGCCTCGTGCAACACTGTCTTGTGGTTGTCGCTTGCCTTAACTAGCCGTCGAAAATTTTCTTTGTTTGGTCCCCAACAACTCTCGTCCCCAATCTCAGATTTGTAGTCGCCTAGTTCGTAGCACAAATATGTTTTTGGTATTCTAGCTCTCTTCAGTATTGCCACTCGTTTCTTGTAGTCAACACACTGACACTGTTTTTCACGCATCCCTAGACATGGATCTTCATACGACACACGCCTCGTGTTGTTGCAGCGTGGACAATCTTGCAGTTCATATATCTCTTCAGCAGTCCTCATCTTCCATTACTCCAATGCAGTAGTCTAACTCGGAAGCACTCACCTCACTTTCAGTGTGGTCGTACATTCCGTAGGTTGTTCTCAGTTCCTCACCTAGGTCAATTGATTTGCTTTTAGAAGAAAGCAGATAAGAGCTAAATCTCCGCACGTTTGCAGTCGTATCGTCGTGGTTATATTTCGCCATAGTTTCAACGTAGGTGTAATAGGCATCGACAACTGTTTCTGGATCACTTGTCGACAAAATTATTAGAAATCTTTTTGCCTTATGAGAAGTTAAGTTCAGTTTTAAAATCTTTAAAAAACCATACAAATCTTCAGAAGCAATTTTCGTTTTAATAGAAATGTCACCAACCAGTTTCAAGCAAATTGCCTTGCACGTTGCTTGGCTGGAAATTGTTTTTGTAGCCATAGAAAAACCTCCAAAACAGGAACGTAGTTATCCGCACACTAGGGAACCAATACCCACGCACCCCAAACAGTTTGCAGACAGCCTAGGGTGTGTTTTGTGCTTTTGGAAAGTGTGTGCCGAAAGGTACATTGCCCTAGGTTGCCTTGGGTGGATCAACGCACACGCGAGCGGTCTATTCGACAAGGGGATTTGAACACTGGCTGGAATATTTTGTGGATCATATATATCTACACAGTTCACACTACTGCTACGCAGTAGTATGAACGTAGATATGTAGGACCGTGAATAATCAGACAGGGTGCGTAAATGTCCTTGTAGGATTGTTCCAAACTTGTTATTTAGACAAAAGGATGCACCGTAGATGGACCTAGAAAAAGTCATAAACTACCTTCCGAGAATGATTTTTTTAAAACATCTTTTCGTAAAAAAAGATGTTGTGGTTTTACCTGCTAAAAAAGCTCCTTCATGTTGTGGTCTCTGTCATTTACCACTGTAAATGACTGAGATTCCAACCACGAAGTTAATCTACTAAACGAATACTTGAACGTTGGCACTTCACGAAGCACCTCACGAAAATTACCATCTAACTCTGTTCTACAAACATTGTCTTTATAGAACCAAACTCTACAGAATTCCTTACCCTCGTAAGGTCTTCTCCCTCTACCTATCATTTGCTTCACTAGCGATACGTTGCTTGTCCAAAAACATATGTGAACTGAATCTATAATGGGTATATCTAAGCCTTCTGCGGCAATTGCCTTGTTCGCTACTAACACCTCTAATTGTCCAGTTTTCATTTTGCTTTTAATCTTGCTTCTTGTATTAGCGTCAACAGCACCTGAAATCAATTCAACTTTTATTTGTTCTTGTTTTAATAGAGAATATAGTATTTTTCCGTGGGCAACACGCTCGATAAGAACAAGTACAGTCCTACCGTCATCTATATCCTCTTTTATTTTTTCAACTATAATTTCATTTCTTGTTTTGTCTTTTGCTATCACTGTCCCTAATACTGGAAGCATCTCATTCATTTTTGTGTAGTTATAATTTCTTTTTGTCTCAACTATCTTGCACTTGCACGTCAGCGAACGTCCCATCATTTCAAGGTCACTGTCCGTTATCTCGTAGATTACATTGCCTAGATAATTGTGGATTACGAAATCTTTCTTGTCTTTTCGTTTTGGTGTGGCTGTCAATCCTATGGCATATTTCGCCCTGATGTTCCGCATACACTTGATATAAGACTCGGCACCGAAGTGGTGAGATTCGTCTCCTATGAAAATTTCAAACTTGGATTGTATTTCGCTCCATTCTTTTGGGGATGACTTCACTAGCGTTTGGATCATTGCTATGGTTATGTTGCCTAGGGTTTTCGTGCCGCCACCAATCTTTCCTATTTTTCCAGGAAAATTAAGGTGCTCACGCACCATGTCTTCCCACTGTTTGAATAGTTCTAGCGTGTGGACAACTATGATAGTTGGCTTGCGTAGCCTTGCAATGAACGCACATCCTATAACGGATTTTCCCGCTCCACACGGTGCTACGACCATGCCTTGCTGGAACTTAATCATTTTATTTATGGCTTCTTCTTGATACCAGAAAGGCGTCAACTCTTCGCTTATCTCAATCTCCATCTCGTCAACTACTGTTCTGTTATCCTCGTAACTGACCTGCACACCATGTTTCTTGCATACCTCGTTGACTGTTCGCCACGCACCCCTAGGCACAATAACGACACCTTCGTCAATCTCGTACATTCTTATTCTTGGTGGTACTTTTTCTGTTGGATAACCCATACGCTTGAGCTTTAGGTAGTCTGGATTTGGCTTGTCCAGAAGCGACTTAATCTCATTTGTGATTTCTGTATTGGTTGAACGTAGAAATAACTGTTCTCTGATTTCAATAAACATCCATAATCCTAAAACGTATTTTCGCCTGTGCGGAAAAGTGTATTAACGTATGTTATGGTTATTTACACCAATGGGTAAAATAGTGCAAGGCTTTTTTTAAAAAAAAGCACACCTACAGAATGGCATGGCAGCCAAAATATAGGTGTGCAGTCTCGGAGATCAAAGACCGAATACAGCTTATCGTTTAAAGAGCTTTACTAGTCGGGTGACGAGGTCGTATAGCTCAATGGCGACAGTAACAACACATTCTAATGTACGCTCGATGTCCTCTATTGGTCCACTGAAACCATCACGGAAAATTTGACCTAACTCATCCTTTTCCTCATCAGATAGATCACCTAGTTCAAGAGCCACTTTCCCGTAGTTTACTTGAACAATTGCTTGAGCCGCTCGAAGGATGGTCCACAGTTGCGGGAGGTCGCGTATTCCAACCTTTCCATCTTCCATAATCTCCCATGTCGTGCCTCCAAGTTTGGCGATAAAGCCAACTAGAACCTTGAGTTCGTCGATGCTCATTTTTTCTACTGCACTATGTTCCATATCATCTTCCCCCTGTTTTAGATAAGTTCTCTAGAGACTTAATAATTGTCTCCATCACATACGTTGTGCGTTCTTGACTATGGGTTATCTTCTCCATCTTGTCTAACATGATTCGCTGCAGATCAGCCCACGACCTAGGGATGTAGAACAAAGGCATACCGTCGTTGTCTCTTGCAGAAACGAGCGAGTGTATTTCCTTTAATTGTTCTTGCTCAACCCTTGTTAATTTTGATTTCTCACTCGATATTTTTTCTATTAAAAATTCTATAATTTTTAATAGAGTAACAATCACAATCACAATTGTGACTGTTACCAGAGACTGACCATTCAGTAGGCTATCCATGTTTGTTTCCCCAGAAGTTAGTCAGCCTTTGGTTTCTTGACTCCAAAAGATGGTTTGAACCAGCACTTTGGTCGATAGCCGAACCATTTGTTTGATGGACACGAACTAGCGAAGGCTTGCTGCTCTGTTCTAGGGATTGCTCCATGCCTCCATGTCCCTGTGCAAAGTGCTCCTTGCATGTAGGTGTCAAGGCGACACTGAGCCTGTGGATGTGAGTCAGACGTTTTCGCTACGATGCGTCTGTCTGGTGTCTCGTAATTCACAGTTCTACCGCCAAGTCTTGCAAGTAGGTCCCCCAAAGATTTTCCAGCAACCATTGCTCTGTAGCAAAGATTTCTGTCACCCTCGCCTGACCATACCTTGTCGCAAAGACTTTTCGGATATTGTGGAACAATGGCTGCAAATTCAGCATTTTCAGCTGCTTTTCCGTTCCAAAGAATCCGACCACACCCTAGAGTTGAAAAATAGTCACTGTTACCCTCGTTAGAAGCCCACTGACCTTGTCCAGCGTAGAATGGAAATCCTGCGATATGGTGCCCGAGTTCATGGCACACAACAAGCGACAGCCCGTCGAGAGTTACTTCTGGTCGTCTAGCAAGACCACCATAGATAACCACCTTACGAACATTTCCTTCGATGTTTGCGTAGGCGTTCACTTCCGAGTTATCCCATTCACCTATAATTTCAAGTCTCATTCCAGTTTGCTGTGAGATCCACCCAAACTGTCCTTGGACTTCATTTAAGATGTCGTAGAACTCGTTTTCTTGCATGTTCGACAAGAACATTGTGTCCTCTCTGTAGAGGTCGTTTTCTTCCATGAACGTGGTTTTCGCCAATCCAATTGACGAACCACACCCGACCAGAACCAGCACTAGGGTTGTTATCCACTTGAACATACTCTTCTCCTTCTTGGTGAAAGTAATGTCATGAGTAATTTTACCATCTACATGGGATGGGAATTCAATATTTATCTTTTTAAAATTTTGGCTATTATGTGAATTGGAGAATTAACTTCCCTAGGAACACCATGTCCCATCCACACATATTTCCTTGTCTTACCGCTTCCGTATAATCTTCTCTCTCCCACAACCAATAGTTCTGTGGGCGAAAGGTCATTGGGTTCGGCAACATTGTCAAGAAAACTTCCATGTCTTCTTTCGATGCACCTTCTTGGTAAAGGACTTTGTAGAATAGGTTTGCTGGTAAACGTGCGTGACACATTTTTGTCACTTTCTTTCTGCACTCTGTCGACTGTTGAATCTGGAGCTTAATATATGCTTGAACAGCCTTTAGGTGTAGCTGATAGCCTAGGGCACAAAATTCTGCTTCTAGAACAGAAACTTCATCCTCTACTATAGCGAAAGTCCCTTCGGCAAATTCCATCATCTTGTGTGGCTCTAACCCTCTGTGATCCCAAACTCTACCCATCAAAGACCACATTGTAGGTGTGATGTTAGAGCGTTTGTCTTTGCTTGGTGCGTATCTGTACCCACCGTGGAGCAGACAGCCGCCTCCAAAAATTTTTGGATTTGGTATCAAACACCGTCTGTTCTTATTTATCCATTTCAGCCACAATTCAGCCGCAAGAACACTCCGACCAGAGTATTCCGACGACACAAGCCAACACAACACGCCTAGAGCCATGTCGCTAGAGAAGATTGATTGATCTTGTTTTTCGTTTGCTGCCAGCTTTGGATTTCCAAGGAATAAACCTTCTTGCTCCCCAACTCTCTTCTGGCATTCAAACACACCGTCCATTGCTGGTTGATAGCCAACCGATGCAAGTAGACCAAGCCATAGGCAGTCGTCGTCACCACCCTTTGTTGGATACGAGGCGTTTCCAACTTCTATAGTCGGACATACCTCTTCAAGTCTGCTAATTCTAGCCTTGATAAGATCCAACATCTGCGTCCTCGCAAAGTTCTGATTGGGTGTGAGTATATCTTAACCAAATTGTTTTAAAAAATCTAGAGGAAGAATGTAGATGTTGAATAGGATGTGCTTTTTGGTGAGTTTGGAAGCCATTACCAAGTTAGAATGGTAAAGCATTTTTAGAAGACAGTTAGGGTCTTTTTCTCAACTGTCGGCAAACGCCAATTTCACTCAAAGTAGAGTGAAGAACAAACTGAAGACACTTAGGGTCTTTCCTCTAACTGTCCGCAAAAGGTCCTTCATTCTGTAGTTCTAGTCAGTTAAGGTCTTTCACTCAACTGTCGGCAAACCTCAGTTTCCTCTAAAGTGGAGTGAAGAACAAACTGAAGACAGTTAGGGTCTTTTTCTTAACTGTCCGCAAAAGGTCCTTCATTCTGTAGTTCTAGTCAGTTAGGGTCTTTCCAACCACTGTCCGCAAACCTCAGTTTCTCCGAAAGTAGAGTGAAGAACAAACTGAAGACAGTTAGGGTCTTTCCTCTAACTGTCGGCAAACCTCAGTTTCTCCGAAAGTAGAGTGAAGAACAAACTGAAGACAGTTAGAACGCGAAACCATCGTTGCGTTTTGGACTACCAGACAGAGCACCTGTCGGATAGTTAACAGCCGAACAAATAATTGTGGAGCTATCCACCTCCAAATTGCTGGCTGGGATTGATGTAAACATCCCACTCATCATCACGTTGTTTGTCGAACCCTGCCTAGATTTAAGCCTGAAATAACCAGCATGATGTAGATGCCCACCAACGAATGTTACATTCCTACCGAACAGAGATATCTGTCCAGCACAATTCGACATACGTTTTATTTCCACATAAAAATGCCATAGGTCTTCAGCTGTTCCACCGCCATCTTGCATGAACCCACCACGACACCCCTCAATATGGTCTATCACAAGTGAACAGAATGCTTGACCACCCCATCCTAGGAAAAATAGAGCAGGTGATTCTGTAATCCTCTTGAAGTGGAGGTCACAATACAGACTAGGAATTGTTGTTCCACCACCCCAATAGTTGTATTTTGATCTTTCACATTCAACGTTCACAAATTCTAGTCCCCACGCTCCGGTGCAATTGAAAGCAGCATATCCAGCAGCAGATGTTGAAATTGTCCTGACGTTGATTAATTTGTTTCTGAATCCACTTTGCATCGTAACAAGACCAGATCCGCCTGTGTTTGCATGGAAACATGTGATGTTTTCGAGATGCAATTTGTAGGCATTATTTGCTTGGATACATTGGTTTCCTGCAGTCAAAATGAGAGTTACATTTTTCAGAGTGAAACATGATCTCGTTAAGTTTGTAGGAGTACCGAATGTTATGAAACATGGTAGTCCAGCACCAGAGGCTCCAATGTATGCCGTATTGAGTGTGATTGTTTTTGTTCCTGTGTTTATTCCAGCAACAGAATACAACTCAGACGAGCCTAGAGCAATAGCATCCCCTATTGTGATTGAGCCGCTAATTCCAGTAAGATCTCCAGTGTAAACAACGGCTGTACTCCCGTTCGTTACAGTCACAGTTCCAATATTGGTTGTGGTATCAAAGGTTGTCTGGTTTGCTATCAGCTGTGTTCTAGCTCGCATCATGAGGCCTCCCCCAGAAACACCGAACATATCCGAACTAGATGAGATTCTCACACCGTCCATTGTTTCACCGATAATAGACAAGCCATTAGCTGCCGATGCGGAAACACCTAGCATGTCGTAGTTCCCGTTCCTAACGTATATGGTTTTCCCGTCTATAGCAGCGGCGACAGCAGCTTGGATTGTTGTGTGGCTTCCCCCTCCAGCAGGATCTACAACATAGTCATATTGTTTTGGAGCAGCACTAAGAATAGGTTTGTAGGCTGGAGTTCCGGTTAGAGTTCCGGTGTATTGGAATCCATCTGTTATTACAACACTTCCGTCAACTGACAACGCTCCGCCAAAGTTTCCAGACATCAACTTGTTGTATGGAGTAAAGCTGACTCCGTTAGAACCTTTTCCGAGCGATAACGTAGATCCAGCACTATCAATCCAATCTCCAATATGGAACTGACAGCCTATACTCTTGATTATGCTTCCTTGGGTTGTGCGTATCTTTCCAAAGCGGAATACACACCTAGATGGAGCGTCTCCTGTCTGAGATGTAACTCTTTCGGCTTGTCCACGCTCAACTTCAATCTCGCACTCATACATTGCCCTAAAGAATTGGAACATTGCATCGGTGCAAGTGATGTTTCTGAAGTGATACTTGCACCTATATGCTGGAGACTGTGCAGAGCCGTAGATCTCTGTTTGGTATCCACCAAAGATAACGTGATTTTCTATTACGTTTTCCCATCCAGATGTTATCTGAGACTTTGAGTTGAGTGTTGTTGTTCCCATAGCGTACTGTCCGCAATCTCTCATTCTCATCCCTACGCAAGAGTACAGGTAGAATGGAGTGAAACCAGCCGAGGCGTTCTCACCGATGACGTCTATGTTTTCTATAACAAGACCAACCTGCGATGTGATGTTGAAGCCTTGGAAGTTGGTTTGCGTTCCAGAAAGTATGGTCATGTTTTTGAATTCCATTCCACCACTTTGATAAGTGTGGAGTTCGTAGAATCCGGTATTTAATGACATCATAAGCACTGGAATTTGGGTGTAGGTTCCTTTTGTAAACGCTCTGTCTATTACGAATGTTTTTAGACCCGTGTCTACGCTGATTAACTTGTACCACTCTCCGCACATCCTTACATACTGGTTCGCAGATGGGTTCGAACCTGTTCCGCTGTACGAGACTGTCGTACTGTTGTGGGTTGTCGAAGCTAGACCGAGGTTTTCTGTCGATGAAAATTCTTCGTATGTTGTCGAGTTGAGAGACGAACGCCATCCACCAGCATAGTATCCAGTTGGCTGGAACAGCACACCACTAGAAGCCGTTATTCGGACTCCAGCCTTTGATTCCCCTATGAATTTCTGTCCTGCTTTTGCAGAAATTACACCTTCGGTGTAGGCTCCGTTTCTTATGAAAAATGTAGTTCCCTCTGGCATGTTAGAACAAGCAGAGCTGATGCTCGTGTAGTCGCCAGTTCCGTCTGCAGCAACAATAGTCCACATCTTTTTTGTTGGGGACGAGTATGGTGCTCCAGAAAGTTGGTTTACTTGGATGTTGTCGGTTAGGATAACAGATGCATCGACGCTGAGTAGACCTTCTAAAGCTGTGGAGCCATATAGCCGTCCAGAGTTTACTTTGTTGAGTGGGGTCTTTGTTGGTGAACCACTAATGACATAAGCGTAGCCGACGTTCCACATATGACCTAGGTCGAATGTAGAGCCTAGGGAATACATATAGACGTTTCCAGTGAATCTGGATTGGCCAAACTTAACCCGACAGTTATATAGGCAGCAAGAGGCGCTGACGTCTTGGAGGTTGGTGTGTTCCATGAAGTCTATTGTCAGGTCACACTCTGTCATGTAGCCGAGTGGTTGGAACGCTGGACCTGATCCAACTTTACGCAGAAAGTGGAATTTACAGTTTATCACTGGATTGTTGAAACTAGCTCCACCTATCATGTCATTGTTGGTGTGGTGACACTCTATGTTCTCGAAGGTACAATCTTGTGCTCCACTCAAATATATTGCTCGCAGATATGTTGTTGTTGCACCAGAGTTGATGTTTGCGTTTATGATTTTTACCCTACGCACGTTCGTGTCGCAAATCCCTTGCCCACCTTGCAACATTCCACCGTATCCACTAGCTGCAACGTCTATAATGTCAACGTCCTCTACGTCGCAGCAAGAACCCACGTTTATCGCCATGTTTCCTGACGTCATTTTCACTGTCAGGTTTTTAATAGAAGACCTGATAGATGGATTTTGGGATATGTTTACTCCATATTGTTTTTGGTAGAATTTACACCAAACATTGGAGAACGGAGCGTGACGAACGTCTTTGTCTACTGTGAATGTTTTCGCACCACTATCTACAGTCATGACCTCGAACCATTCGCCCTGTACTCGTAGAATATTGCCTACAGTTGGAGCGATGTCTCCAGAGTATGCAATGGTTCTGGAACTTGTGGTTAGCGTCAGAAATCCGCAAGCGTAGGTTGTGCTCGGTGTTCTTGGATCTCCGTTTGTGAAGCTAGTTCCTATGTTGTATGAAACTGGATATGGCATTGAGATATATCCACCAGTAAACTCTAGGATAACTCCGTTCTTGGACTCACCTAAGATTGTTTGGCCAATAGATAAGCTGACACCACTAGACATGGTGTACGTTCCGTTTCTAACAAAGATTGATCCGTAGTTTCCAGCCTTGGTTATCGCAGCTGCGAGCGTTGTTGCGTCGCCTCCTCCAGCAGCATCCAAAACAACAGCACTTGTTCTTGGTGTTGGTGTTCGTGCTGGAGCTGTTCCACCCAAAGTTTGGACGTAGACGCTGTCTCCTAGGTACACGCTGTCGTCTAGATAGAGTGTTCCAGTTCCAATGACGTTTCCAGATACAAGAATGTTTTTGGAAAGATACCCAGATGCTTGAGCCTTATTAACGTAGAAAGAAGCACCGTCGAGATACATATTCCCAAAGTTGACTATGTTGTCTTGTCCTCGGATATATGAGCTACCCCCAAACATTCTTGTTTCGAAGAAATCTAGCCGACACTTGTGGAAGTTGAATTCGCTCTGACAGAACTGATTGCAATTTATAACGCCAAACGAAAAATCACATTCCTGACAGAAGCCTAGAGACAGCCACATTAGAGCGTCGCTTTCGAATCTACTGAAGTGGACCTTACAGTGGTAGTTCATCGCGGCTCCAGCGGAACCATCCATTCTCATGTATTTTCCACCGTAGACTTCCCATTCCGTAAACGAGCAATCCCACGCAGCATAGACATAGAGCACGTTCGGTTCGTCGGCTCCGGCAGTTGTGTTCTTGTTGTAGAAGCGGATATTTCTAGCACTAACGTTCGTCATGTTTTGTCCGTAGATTATTGCGTTTGACGAGCTGTTCCATGCTGTAGAAATAACATCTACGTTTTCTACTTCAATGTTTGCACACGCATTCGCATACAAGAATGAAGCCGCTGTTGTTGCTTTGTAGGTTAGGTTCTTTATTCTCAGGAATTGGTTTGGTGTGACCGAGTAGTCTACCCCTCCTTGTGTTGTCGCAAATCTCCAAGGTAGACCCGTCTGTGTTCTCTTGAAAATATCCCTATCCACGTTGAACGTCTTGTTCACTGTGTCGGTGTTGCTGATTGTGTACCAGTCACCTAGGATGTAGGCTATTTTTCCGTCGGATGGGTGTGTTGTTCCAGTGTATGTTACAAGTCTTGATCCGTTAGTTATGGATACAGTACCGATGCCAGTAGCAGAGTCGAAGCCTAGGTTGCTTGTTGCTGGATATGTCGAGTAGAGTCCACCAATTCTGTTATATGCACTGAAAAACCAACTTGTCGTGCTAGTGGTAAGGATAACTCCGTCTCTAGATTCACCTATGATTGATTGTCCTGACTTCAGGTACAGGGAATCAGTTGTTTCGTTATAGACACCATTGCGAATGAATATTGTGTCGTTTTCTCCAGCCGCCAACAACGCAAGACGAAGGGAGGTGTAGTCTCCTTTCCCAGAAGCATCTACGACTATGTCGTACATCGAGTCGTCTCTACCATACTGCACAACATAGGCTTGGTCGTTATTCCAGTTGTATTTTCTCATTAACGCTAGTCCGTCTGTCAGCGTCTTGAGAACTGTAAATCCAACGTTCGCCAGCTTCACATCTACGTTGGTGTTCTTATATGTTTCCAACGACATTTGGCCAGCAGAATCAGACATTAGAAAGTAAACTTGCTTATCTGCCAGAACTCCGTCGGCGTAGATTTTGGGTATCCTGTAATCTGTTTTTCCGTACCCTCGTACCGAAGCGTAGGTGTTGGAATATACCTTCTTCAAAGCTCTAGCTCTAAATTCAGAATACGCCTCTATAGTGTATTGACCAACAACTGAGGTTCCAGTTGGAGCAGCTAGGGTGACCTCTCCGTTTACAGAAACATTTCCACGGAACTTTATTTTTGTCTCGGTGACGTTGTTTACAGCACTATAGACAAATAGGTTTCCACCGATGTATGTCTCACCATAGAAGACGTGTTCAGACCTAGCGTTGAACGATGCGTTTCCACTTATTTTTGTGACACCCCTAACGTCTAGGTATCCTAGAGACGAACTGCTAGAGTTTCCTGTAGCCGAGTCGTAGAAGCCATAGACCAGAGAACCCTGAACTATTAGGTTCCCGCCGATGGTTGTTCTGTATCCTTGTGCTGTTGAAGTTTCTAGGTGCTTGATTGTCAAACCTTGCGAGCAAATTAGGTCGCCTCGGACTGTGATTGCCGCAACAGTTACAGAGTTGTTTGTTTTTGTGTAGGCACTGAATTCCGAAGTTATAAAACTTCTTTTCACTTCGATGCTGAGCATATCGGATGTGGAGTTTAGAGTGTCCAGATAGAATGATCCAGCTGTGACACTTCCGTAAACTGTTAGCGTGTGTTGTCGGCTGTTTGTTGCGGACGTGAAGTAAGTCCATCCGGAAAGTAAATCTCCGTAGATTTTGATTGTTTCGTTTGCCGAAGCATAGGTCGAATCAAACTCTAAGTTGTTTCCGTTTGTAGTGACACTTCCAAAGATTGTGACGTTGGTTTCGATAGTTAGGTTTCCATCAGAAACCACGTTCCCGTAGATTACAACCCCACTCTTAATTCTCCCACCAAGTGGAAAATAATATCCACCAACGTATTTCGTAGACGTTAGGGTTGTCAGAGTTGCAGGAGAAGAACTGTTGAACGTAAACACTCTGTTGTCGTCTAGCTTCCTCGACTGTCCAGCAGCAAGCAACGTGTCGCCAACAACAACACCTTCGGCAGTCTTAACAGCAAAGATGAATATGCTTGAGTCGTAGGGCGAAATGTCTGTTATGTTCCCTCGCTCTACAGTTAGGTTTGCAGCGACTCCGTCGAGTGTGGATACCTTGACGTACAGAGCCTCGTCCAACCCTAGGGATGAAGATCCAACTGGGATTGTGTTTCTTGCAAAGTCTAGTCCGGGCATTGAAACGTATGCAGCGGAATCCCAGCTGAGGGTTCCAACACCTAGCTGACCAACAGACATATTGATGTCCATTCCAACTGTCTCACTCAACCCAGAAAATTGTATGCCAGCCTTTTCGTTTGGAAGTGGGTTCGTGTTGTTTATGTAGGGTGCAATCCATCCACCGCTGATAGAAACAACCTTGACTAGAACACAATATCTGGTTCCTGGAACAAGAGTTTCGCCAGAAAAATTGAACGTCACGGGGGTGTACTGCTTAACGGAAGATTGTGTTTCCAGAGTCTCAATTGGTACTGTGTTTATAGACGTAGCGAGGAGCGTAGCAATTGGAAGACCTGTGCTTTGGTTTACAGCATACAGATAGCCACGAAGAACACCTGTTACCCCAGAGTTAGACCTAGAAAAAGCGGTAGATGAGAACTTTGTCAAGCCAGAGCCGACAGCAACAAAGGTCTGCCAAGCATTCCAATCCGAGAACATATTGTTGATGTTGACGCTGTTTGGAGATACAGAGTTACTGGAAACAGATTCTATTTCTCCTGTCCAGTAGAATTTCCCACCATTGATTAACTTGGCGTTGGATATACCGCCTCCGCTTCCAGTTCCAGCACCTAGCTGTCGTATGGCTGTGCGTACAATGCTCCCGCCAGAGTTTTGAACCTGAACCAGACCAACCTTTTTAGAGCCAGCAAAGCTAGGGATTGTTGTGGCCGAAGACGATGTGTTTGGACCACCAGACAGCACAATCAACTGAGCTGTCATTGCTCCGTTTGCTGTTATGGTGTTTGCGACAAGACCTATGGAATACCAGTTATAAGACGAAAGAGGGATTGTGGCTGGAGTAAAGTTTATTCCAATTGGGGTTGTCCCATTCGAGGCGAACACTCCACCAGTTGTCAGGTTTACTACTGCTCCGTCGAATTTCAGAAGAAGACTTGCAATCTCTTGGCTCAATATAGAGCCATCCTTCATGGTGAAATCAACCCCTGTTATTCTTATTTTGTTTGTGTCGCTTTCGTGTGGGATTATTCTCAGCTGTCCAAAAAACTTATCTATCTCTGCATCCACGCTAGACAATGCTTCTAGGACGGGTTGTGTGTCGTCCAGTGTTCTTTCTGGAGCACCACGCAAAGAGTATTCTGGTACAGACGTTGTCTCATCTACGTCAGACCCCAATAGCTGCCTGTTTTGGATAGACATGCCAGTGTCCAGCTCTTTTGATTCTCCATGAATTAAGCTGAAGCAAGAGTTACCAACCAGCACTCCCCCAGCAAATCCCCTTGCTATTAAAAATAGATTTGGATTGTATGGGAATATGTTGACGAACAGGTCTTTCTGAACGACGAGATCCTCGTTTGGACCAGCCAACTTGTTCAAGATAACGTAGGCAGCTTCGTCTTCTGCCAAAGATATGATGTCCGGCTGTATTGTGTTTCGCTCTTTCTGTAATCCCGGAAGAGAAACATACGCAACACCATTCCACTCTAATTGTGTGTCACCAAGATTATTTGATGCAGCCCACACGCCTCCACCCATCAGCTTTGCGTTGGGTGTTCCACCGCCTCCAGCACTAGGGTTGTTGAACACTATGACGTCTTTTTTTGCTGGAACCTTGTAGCTCCAGTTCCCACCAGAACCACTATCTTGCAGGTCGATGACCATAATTTGGATTGAGGCACCAATGGCAAATGGAGGATATCCACACCCTGTCAGCAACGCACTCGGCGTTCCAAAAACAGCGTAGTATTTTCCATCTGGTCGCAGCTCAATACCCATTCTAATGTATTGGTTTGGAGTTAGAGTTGGATTGGTTGGTACTTCAAAGTCACCGTCGTATGCTCCTGTGTTCAGCACAAGACTGGACACAACTGGCTTCGTTTCAAGTCCAGCTAGAGGTGGAACGCCAACCCTATATGAGTCGGATTTACCATCTAGGCTGTTTGATTCCGCGGACTGCAGGAGTCCACTCCCAATTGTGATGGTATAGCCGCCGATGGAAACTTCCATTGGATACGACAATCTGTCATCAACCAAATCTAGAATATTCTCCAGATTTTCTCCAACAGTTGACCGAACGTGTGCTCTGTTTTTCCTGTCCAATATTTGATTAGAATGTGTCATTACCTGCTCCTTCGAGAGTGTTCATTTTAAGCGTCAACTGTTCTTCCAGCGTTCCCCTTTGGTAAGATCCTAAATCTAAGGACCGAACCAGCTGGAACCCTTTTCTTAAGTGTTATTGAAGATTGCCACGAATATTCTGCACCGTCTTCCTCATATTGCTTCCTCACAATACTAGCACCGGAACCCAAGTCAGGTGTCAGTGCAAGTCCAATCTTAAATCCCTTGCTTCCGTCAACGTCGCTGAGCCCACCTAGTATCTCAAACTCTGTTCCAGTGGCGTCAACAAACGTGTCTTGGTGCAATACTGCACTCATGTCTACGCCATCGGCTAGGGAAACAAATCCAGTGGAGCCATTATACGACAAAGGATCAAACAGCCCACCACATACATCGACTGGACTCGAATTTAATACGACTCCATTTTCCTCTACCTGTAGGTGTCCTGCTCCATTCTGGTATTGTTTCACAGAGTTACCGTTTTTTGAGTCCAACGGAAGTGTGACCACAGATCCATAAGTAAGTCCAGTGGACAGGAGAGATTCTTCGTAAATCCACCACCTCTCAACAAGAACCCCATTGGTCAGTCGGATCCCTTTGGAGTCCACAACACCCACAATGAAAATGTCGTCGCTAAACAAACCATCAGCATCTCTTGCTAGGTCCCCCACACCAATTGTTCCAACCACAAGAACAGTATTGAGCCGCTTGATCCAGCTCCCACCCATCAGTAGGTATTGACTTAGATCAAGCACGTTGCCGCTTCCGTCATCCACAACAACCAGCTTGTCTTCCACCGGAGCAGACAGGATAAACCCAGATACTCGAGAGTCGTGGTCGCCAACCAACACGCTATCGTCTTGATTAAACTGGGATGTTTCCTTCACATAGGCTTTACCATCGACTGTTCCACTAGACCAGAGGCGTTGTGGCCGATAGAATTTTGCGTAGAGGATAGATCCAGCCACCATGCCAGACAAGCTTCCGGCAGTCAGTTTTGACACACCGTAGATTGGATCTATTATGCTGAAGTCCTCGCTCCAACTGAAGGCTCCACCCCTGTAATCTAGGAGGCCTCCACCATGTAGACGTGTCATAGCCGAGTGCTTTAAATATTGCTTCTCATCAGACAGGTCAACATCTGTCGATGTCTCCAAAAATATTGCTTGCTCTGGGTTCAGTATTTCAATTCTGCTAAGACCCAACAATGTCCCTTTGCAGTTTCTCAATTCTACTGTATTCGAGCGTCCAGAAGACAGTGCCTCAAAGTATTCAATACCCGATACCTCTTCTAGACTGGCCTTTGCTCCTGGATTTGTCGATGGAGCTCCAAAATGAATGTAGCATCCAGATTGTGGATCAAACTTGAATTCCTTTAGATCCAGCAAGTCATCGGCGTGTGTGGCTGGAAAAACCATATTGCAATTTGACTCTATGTCCCTGCATCCAGAAAATTTGAGGATAACAGGTTGTGTCGTCGCTCCCTTTGTCACACTAATCTGTAGGTTAGTGAACACGCAATCTGTGAAGTTGACGAGGATTGGCTTTGTTGCTCCTGTGTTATCTATCAGTATTGAAGCACCGCTTCCAAGACCAACAAATCTAATATTTTTAAATTCAGTATTCTGATGGATGCTAGATGTTGTTGCGTCCCACTTGACTGATAGCTGTATTGCTTCGGCAATCTCCACAATCACCCTGTCGCTAAGTCCAGCCCACGTCAGGTTCTTGTTCACAGCTAGGTCAGTTGCTATCGAGTACACCTTTGGAGAAATAAGAGCTACGTTGTCGTCGGATGTGTTGATTACAGAGTTGCGTAGTTCTGTAATGTTGCTCACCCAATTCACACCACTAGGTAGATTTCCAATCTCACCTGTATCTCCATCCTCAAGAACAAGAACGCCATTCTTAAAGATAAGGGAGTTGCTGTGTGCCATTGCAATTACAATGACTTCCTCATCGATAACCCTTTGCCCAGAAGGACGGAGGTCGCCTGTGTTTACCTGTTCTTTCAGCAGTTCGAGAAGAGTAGGCTGTACCCATGAGCCAGTTGTTGCTAGAAACATGGAGAGGTCCAGTGGGTTCCCCAATCCATCTTCTAAATAGAGTTTTCCAGCAGCTCCAACTTCTTTCACAACTCCCGGAATTCTAGGACTGTTGACGTCGCCAACCAAGACTGTGTCTTCCAAATTAAATCTGGAGTTGTCTTTTACCCAAATCTCACCAACCACTGTTCCATCTACAATTACATCTTGCTCGTTTGGTAGCTTCACGTAGAGAACATCGTCGTTAATGATAGATGTAATTGTGGAAGCTGGTATCTTATAAGCACCGCGATATGGGTTGACAATATAGAAGTCGTCGTTCCAATCCAACGTTCCGCCTGCAAAGGTAAACTGACCTCCACCACGCAAAATAAATCCATCACGTTGCTTCACATACTCTTGCCATCTCTTTAGATTCAAGAGCATCTGCATCACGTTTTCTGGCAGTTGTTGTTGGAAAACCCAGTTGAACTGAGCTGGCATATTTCCAACTCCAGTTCCAATGTACGAGAACAGATAAACGTAGTTCTTGTCGTTCTGTAGATTGTTCGACGTAACGGTAACTCCACCCATGTAGATGTTGTAATCTAATGGATCGAGCGAAGGTGTTAAGGACTGGCCTAGAGTACCAGACAGATGGACTACGTTATATCCTGTCGTTATAAATGGTTCGTCAACAACCAGATATGCTCGTAAGTCCTGATCCACGCTCACTCTTGTATAGCCTGTCCCGCCAGAGTTTACTTCACCAATGGCTGTTACTGTAAAGACAGTTGGATTTGGTGTTGCGGTATCGATGGTGTATTGCTTGCCAAGAACGAAAAACTGAATCTGACCTGTCGGTATGTCTATGTATCCTAGCTCACCATTCTTCTCTACTGCCATAGAATGTGGAACAACAATTACTTCTTCAGACAAGTCTCCAGATGACTGAGATACAGGGGTTTCGAGATACACTTTCGCCTTGCGACCATACTGATGCATGTCTGAGCAGATGTTGTCTACCTGTAGCGTGAAAATATTGTTGTGGTAAGAAACAGCGTTCGGCTTGTTCAGCTCGCCGACTGCCTCCGCATTGAGCGACCACATAATCAAGCCTGTACGAACGTTGATTTCTGTTGACGAAGGAAGCCAACAGAATTTTGTTCCTACGTTGTATTTGACTCCCAGTTCGTTTGGAACAGCAATGTTTGTCCGCTGTAGGGTTGTTAGACCCATGGTGTGACCTAGTCCGTCATCCATCTTTGCCAGAGGTCCATTGAGATCTCCGGGAGTTGTTTCGCCCGGAGTTAGAACTGTGATTGAGTCTGGAAGCGTAGACAATCCCGTGATTGGATAGCTGTAAACTCCATTCACTCCAACTAGAGCAACGTGGTCTTCAAGGATCAGGTTATGTAGATAATCCAAAAAGTTTGTTGTGATGTGTTGTTGTGTTAGAAACTTCTTTAAGAATATATTTACTTTTTCCTGACCAGTAGACATTATATTACTCCTTAAAATTTATCATTTGGATTGATACGTTCTCTATCTAATGGGTGTTGAAACATTTCTATCTCACTACACCAACACACACTTTCAGCAGGACAGTATAGACCAAAAGTTCCTTTATTAAAATTGTGGTCATCAACTTCAAATATTCTATTAGAATCTAAGAAGGCTCTAATAGTCGTGTTGCCGTTTTCTTGGTCTCGGTAACAACTAACAGTGAAAATATAAAATGAATAATATAAAGTTGGCTTGGCAATTTCAATGTCTATAATAACGGGAGCAGCAATTGGCGACCTTACTCCAGCAACGCAAGCGTCTAATGTTGCTAACTTAGTATCTGCGTTTACCCTGAAAGCATAGTAGTTATTTTCATCCTGCACTAGCCATCTTATTTCGAATTCCTTGCCGCTATAGATGTCCGCTCGAAACTGTGCAATGTAGTTCGTCCAGTCTTTGCATCCCGTGACATTTATATGCTCTAGCGAGTTTGGCTGTAATTTTAGATATGCAATGTAGTCTGTAACTTCTACGTATGAATCCCCACTAATTGTTTCTAGCTTGCCTTTCCCACTCTCGAAAGCATCATAGAAATCAATGTAGTTAATATTCACCCTCTCTCCAACTGGACGCATAAGATTTATGATGCGTTTTAGCTGGAGCCTGTCCAGCGTTCCGTCATCCACAACCCTAACGTCAATCTGGAACTCATCAAGCTCTTCTTTTTGGTACTCTACATATCTTGTTGCTGGAAGTGTGATTGTCGCTAGGTCTACACTATACCTCGGATCTCCTGCCAACCTTATGATATCGAAGGCTCCTCTGTACCTAGCACCAAACTCTGTTTTGGAGCCTATTTTGATGTCATCTAGGGAACGCACTTCGCTTGGTGTAAACAGTTCGCTTAGGACTTCCCTTCCAATCCTTATTCCATCCACCCACATCGCAGTAATGTCGTCATTAAGTGGATCTACAAATCTAAGCCAATCAAACACCCACGCAACGTGATGCCAGTTGTTATCGGCAAGATCTTCTACAACAGACCACTCTCGTGTCTCGGATATGATTCCATCGCTAATTGTGAAAATGAATTTTTTTCCGGCTGTGTCTAGGATCAGCTCGATACCTTTCCCATTTTCATCTAAGTGAGAAATCAGAGGGAAGATTTGTTGGGTGTCTGTCTTAAAGAAGCACTCAAATGTCATTCCTTTGGAAAACGTAAAATGAGGTCTAGCAGTGGACTTGATACACCAATCACTGCCAATAGGATAGAAACTGCTCTGACCAATAGGTCCACCGTCCTCGTAGAAGAAGGTTCCATATGTCTGAATGTTATTTTGGTATCGAGATCCATCTTTCAAAGTTTTCTTATCAAACTGTAGCAACAGAAAAACATCCCCAAGAGTCTCTTTGTAGCCAACTCCGGGAAGAGAAATAATCCAAGCGTCTTCGCCTAGCTGCTCTTCTCCAATAGCTTTTTCGCCAACTATCATTCGGTAGTCAAACCAGATGAAAACTCTAGCGTCGAAGCCAGTGAATAATTTTATAATTGTTCTGAATCCGAGTTCTAAACCCTTTGTTTTCCAAAGAGGGACACCCAGAAGGATAACCTTTCTCAAGTCTGTCTCAGAAAGGTTCCTAGTAATATAGTCTAACTCTTTTGTAAATCCAACAATATCTTTGAGATATTGGAGTGCATCTGGACTGCATGTACTAGGCTCGTTAATGAGAGCTAGGTTAAATATTTTTCCGTTTACTTGCTCCCAAACATTCTGCATTCCAAGCATATATTTTTCTAGGAAATTGTCGTTCTTTACGTCCTCCATCCGAAGTGGTCTATGGACGAAACGGAACATATCGAATTCAAATTTTGGATTTACCTTTGCCATCTACCACTCCATCAAATGTCTACGACAGTCACGTTAATTTCACCAGAAAACGGAAGCTCCCTTAACTCAAACCCAATGTCTTCAACTGGATTCGTTATGACTACGTTCTTAATATTCGCAGGGTCAGTTTCGTATATGACAGAGTAGAGTAGGGATAGCCGCAGGAATGTTTTCACTTCCAGCGTACTGAATGGCCATCTGTAGGTTATCCCATCTGTAAATAGTGCTTCAGGGTGCAAGAACTCTCGCAACGCATTCTCAATTTTAATTGGATCTCCACCATACACTGTCACATCTACGTTAACTATTCTCTTCGTGTAGTTTACCGCTGTCACTTCATGGTTCACAACCAAACAGCCTTCTATGCCTCGTGCCTTGCTTCCGTTGTAGTAGTCTTGTAGTTCTGTACGCTGGCCGACAGAAAGAAGGTTCCCGCCAACACCCACAACAATGAGCTCTACTGTCTTGATGCCAAATGTTTCTTCAAAGGTCTGTGCTCTCGTCACAATTGACGAGCCGTTTGGATCTTTGTATTTTTTGGCTAGATACTCAATGTCGGATGAAGTGATACCTCTACTAAGAACCCTGATAGAGGCTGGACCTTCTATTTTTGCTTTTTCTAAACTTTCTTTTGTCGAACCTTCTTTCTGTACCCATCCAAACGCTTGACGTGGGTTCCACAGCCTATTCACAAACGAAATGCCACTCACGTTATCCGTAATTACACTAGAACCAACGTTCCCATCTTCGCTTGCACCAATCCTATATCGGCATCTTATGTTGTCCACTCCAGGAGCTGGAATCTTCCCTTGGATGCCATCGCCAAACGAAACAATGATGGTGTCGTCGGCCCTGATCTCTACAAAGTAATCTTTGGAGTTTGCATCTGACGAAAGGAAGTTGGATATGTTGTTCCACGACTGGAAGCCAGTTCCCTCGTTCACCTCTACCACTAGAGATCCGACAATCAGAGGTGCGTAGACTAGCGTGAAGGCTTGCTTTGGTGTTCCGTTGGAGCTTCCAAGTGGATCCTCCGACCTTGTTTCGCCTTGAGATACGCTGACCTTGACGTACTGTCCACCTTGGTCTATACGGACACGCTCCATGATTGGGGTTGTGTATGTTGGAAGCGTGTTGATAACCCTATAGCGAACATAATAGCCTTCGTACAGAGCCATAAGAACACGCTTCTTCCATGTCCTTGTCACGTTTTCTGGTAGGGTGTACGAAACATCCCCATTCTCAATGAAGTTAAGAGTGTCGTCTATAATGTCTGGGAGTGCTTGCCAATACGCACCAATCACATAGGCGTTGGCAGCAATAGCCGGACTAGTTTGGCCTAGAACAGACGTTTGGATGTAGTTGATACCACCCTCGTAGAAAGACACAGCATCCTCGATGACTGCAGTCTCCTCTAGCTTCACCCTAACAAGAGCACCACTGTAATCTATCCCAGCTTGAAAAATGCTAGAGATATCAATCTTAAGACTGGAGCCAAGGTTCTGAACAGACGTAGGGTTGGCATCCTCCAACTCTCCGTCAAAGTATTCCCACACCCCTGTGATGCCAACGGCGAAGGTGTCTATTTTGAATTGCAGTTTGTCGAACTGAATGTTCTTGTGTCCAAAATAGATTGCGTCGTTTGGCTTCGGAAGTGGAAGCGGTGTAAAGTAGGTTCCATCTGTGTTTGCGTCAGGAGAGAATTCAGCGGAATAAAAGCCATCAGATATCGCAAAGTTAGACGTTCCGTTATCCCACTTAACTATCCGTATCTGTGTGAATTCATCCATGTTGAAAAGATAGAGTTTGGTTCCAACACGTCTACCCATAATCTTGTTCTTGATGTTATCCGCTCCAGAAGTGTTTATCGCCTTGAGCAGATACTCGGCAGTCTCTTCCCTAGTGGAACCAACAATGAAGTTTGTGTCGGCAACAAATGTAACGCTATTGATAGAAACATAGTCTCCAACTTCAAAGTCATTGTCTATGATATCAATGGTCGCACTGTTCCAAGTGTAGACGTAGCTTACCCTGTCCGTTCTTTCTACAATCTGACTCTGCAACGCCTCGAAAATAATGGCTGCTCTTGATTCTGTCTCGGCTGTTCCAACCTGTGTGTACTGTGGAATGAACTGAACAGTTGTGGTTAACACCTTCGACAATTCGTATATGACTTCAGTTGTGGCTGGCGACGCTTGCGACATTTCGTAGCCAATCAATTTCAAGTGGTTCCGCACACTCTCAAGAAGTTTGGCTGTCGGCAACAAACTCTCGTTTGCCACAACGTCTAAAAGCACGTTGTTCAAATGTCCGACTAGGGCGAAGGCACGTTCCAGCTGAATGTATGGTTCATACTCGCTTTCGTCTGTAATAGCCGGAACATTCTTCCTTCTGTATTGTGTCAGCAGCTTAACAATATCAGCATAGTACATCTTAGAAAAATCAATTGTTGGTACTGTAATAACTGTTCCAGCCATCGGCCTATCCCCCTATCAATTATCCCCGAGTGTAGAAAATGCGGAAGCAAATTCACGGGCATCGTTTACGTCAAGATTAACATAGTCGAACCTAACGAACGACGAATACTCGTTCATTGCTTCTGGATTCTGCTTTTCTTCTATTACAATTCCTTCGTCGGTCAACTGCAATCTGCCTCTGAACGACTTCAGTTTTTGTTCAATTTCTGTCCGCATATCTGCTTTAGCCGAATCAGAATTGTCTCTATACAGAACAGTTGGCGATAACCCTATGTCTTGAAATGGATTGTCGTCCCCACCCTCTAACAGCGACAATACGACCAGCTTATCTAGCTGGGTTTCCTCGTCTTGGATTGCGGCTCCACCAGACTTACTTGCTACAAGAGGCACCTTTAGTCCCGTCGCCATGTTCACCCTCCTAGGCTACTGTTCCTGTTCCACTCGTTCCCGGAGGACAAGGTATTGGAGTTGCTGGAGGTGGAGGCGGAGCACCTGTAATTACAGTTTGCCCTGTCGCCATCTTTCCAGCGTTCTCTATTTCCTTGCCAACCACATCACATATCGCAGGCCAATTTTCCCCAAGGAAAGTTGGAGCCATGCTTTGAATATTGCTGGTTATTCCAGCACCGATAAACGCTACGCCTCCACTAGCTGTGGATATCATTCCAGCACCCAGAAAGCATAGAGGGTGCATAGAAGTTAGAGTTGCCATCATCAGTCCATTCGCTATTGCGTTTGCAATCCCGTCGCACAGATCTGGTAGGTCTTTCCCTCCGGGAGGGAACTGAGACATCAGACCAGCTAGAATTGCAGACGAAAGAGCGGCTGGAACTATTGTGATTCCAACACCTGTTCCAGTTCCTGGAGTTGGTCCAGATCCCGTATCCATTGTCGTAAATGTTGCACCAATCATTCCAGCAGCGGCTCCATTTCCTATCGCCGTTGCCAAATTTACCAAGTCTGCACCCATCCAGCCTTTTCCAGCCCAGAACGACTGCATCTCAGAAACCATTGTTGCACCAACTATCGGCATTATTTCCTCTCTATAGATTCTAGTTTATCTCGCAGACAAGCTAAATCACTTTTGAGTTCTTTATCCAAACATTCTTTACAAAAATCTCTATCCACGCTTTCCTGTCCAACCCTCAACTGCACACGCCACATTCTAGGTTTGAGATCCTTCAGCTTTGGGATCTTCTGCTCCAGCACTTGGTTCGGGTCGTTTGGATGCTGCACACGCATGACAGTCATTTCTGGTACCTTCACCAGCTTCTTTTCTTTCTTTAGCTTTGCAGGGTTCTCTGGATCTGGTACGTCGTACTCGAATTCCTGCTCCACAAAGACCTGCTCTGTTGGTGGATTTATAAATGTTTCTTTTCCACAAATATCACAATTAAACTTAATCACGTCTATCCTCCGCTTTAGATTTTTCTGCCCAATGGTAAACAGCACTTTGGAAATATATTTTTGCACCCTCAAGTTTCACAAGCGAAAGACCACCTAGGTCGCAATTATATTTCATCGTAAGTTGTTGCATCTCTCGGTATAGAGCATCATACTTCTCGCAATCCAAATATGAAGCCTGAGTAAACTCTATCAATTCACTATTATTCATCTTAATGTCCCGTCATCAATTGCCTCAGTAGCTCGCACGTCTTTAGGCTTGGTCCCCCTCCAACACACAGATACATGAAAGTGTATTTATTCACTTTGTTGTACATCAATTCTGGATGCATCAACTCCTGCTTGATACGCTCAACTCCGCCATAGGTTTCTGGTAAATCCATAATATACGCTTGATTCATATTGGCTATGTTCTGAATATTTAAGACAATCATGTTAATCATATCTGCTGCATCTTGCCACACTTGAACCTTGCGAGCTAGAGAATCAATCATTTTCTGAATGATTTCATCTGTCGTCGTCAAGTACCCTTTGGTTGTGGCAAGGGTATCCAAAAGATATTGTTGGACGTCACCCATGACCTTGATTTCGTTAAGACGCAAAGACTGCCAATCTGGAGGTCGAGAAAACTTTGGTCTCCCGTATTTCTCCCTCTCAAGTTTGTCCAGTAGCCATTTGATATCATCCACACCCAACACGTTCCACAGCGACTGAAGTAGACTAACCAATTCTCCGTAGCTAGGTGACGTTACCATGATGCCTAGAGCAGCAATTTTCGAGTCTGGTGAAAATATTGGCCTATTCTCATCTGCCAAATCATCGAAAGATTTGATTGCAGCGTTGATTGCGTCGGCTGGAGTTAGAAGCGGAATACCCCACCTGTCTTTTTTTGTTCCAGCAGAAAACACTTGGAATGGATCTATTACTAGCTGGTAAACTCCAGTCGAAAACATGTCGTTAACTAAGTCTTCCAACTCAGTTATTAGAGCAGCAACAAGAGCCTTATATGGGTCTGTCACTAGGAGATAGAATATCTTTGCAACCTCTAGCAGCTCACCAACCACTTCAAGAACTGCACCCACGGCGGAGGCGACTCCACTGATGTCGTTTGCGAGAGTCAGGAGTTTTGGATGTAATGGTGGGAGTAGTGGTTTGTTTTGCCAAGGCATTTCTCGTCTCCAAATTTTTGCTCACTTCAACGTGAATTTTCATAACGTCTGCAATCTTTTTCAGCTTGTCTTTTGCGTCTTCTATCTCTAAGTCCCGTATGGCTTCCAGTTTTTTGGCTATGCTGATAAGCCTTTCTACGTCTGGTTTTCCACGCTCCGTTAGCTGTTTCCAAGCCATAGCATTATCCCGCTGTAAATGTAGGTAGACCAATATGTGGAGCACCTGTGATGGTGTCCACAACTGGATCTGTCAAGTTTGTAAGAACAGAGCCTCCACCAGCTCCAACTGTCGTCGTCGTTCCAAAGATTGTTATGTTCCCAGCTGGATCAATCTGGACATAGCCTGTAGCTCCCCCGAATTTTCCAGTACCAGTCGGGTCCATACTGAACTCACCCATTGGATTACTGAGCATGATTGATCCTGTTGCATCTATACTCAAACCACCGACAGCGTTGCTCGCATCAATTGCTCCCGTTGCGTCTATACTAACTCCACCGACAGCGTTGCTCACGTCAATGGCTCCGGTAACATCTATCGAGATACTACCAATTGGACCAGACAGAGTGATTGCTCCCACAGCGTCGATAGACAGACTACCTAGAAAGTTTCCGGCTTCAATTGCACCTGCAATATCCACAGCCAGAGCACCTAGCAGGTTCCCAATATTTGTCGTTCCAGCTACTGTCGTTAGGTCAATGTTTCCGGCTGTTATCATCAGCGTGTAATTGCCTAGCAACATTACGACGTCTTTGTTTCCAAGTGCGACTGTTTCTGTGTACCCTAGGCCGAATGTTCGTGAGGTGCTTCCAGAAACAAGAATGGCTTCGTTTCCACCAATAGTTCTAGAGTAGTTGGACACAATAGCATGACCAAGACAGCCGCCAACTGTTTCGTTCATACCGCCATCTACAGACACATTTTTGGCTCCTTTTGTAACCTCTGTTACGGAGCCAAACTCTTGGATCATTTCTTTCTGTTTGAAAACAAAATTTCCAAGAACCTCTAGGGTATAATCTCCTTGAATTGTCGTGGTGTTGTTACCCTTGACTTTTAGATTGTAGTCTTTGCGGATATCCATTAGGTGATTACCAATCACCGTATATATCAGGTCCTTCCTCACCTCGTGTTCCGAGTGAGCAGCAACCTCCGAGAACCTGTTCGAGAGAACCTTCTCATAGTAGTTCCCACCAGAATCCATCTCAATCATTCCACCAAAGGCGTGTTGGATTCTTATGAGCTCGTCGTAATCTGTATCGTCAAAAATAAATTGGTGTCCAATGTTGCTTATCCACCCCATCCTGTTTGGATAGTTCGTTTCCCACTCCTCGTGGATTGGGTTGTTTGGGATGGTGTACACCGAGCAGATGTAGAATGGTTGTGGCTGGTCTAGCTGAGTGTCGAGCATAACCAAAATATGGTCACCAACTTTTGGAACCCAAAACAGGCCTCCACCGTTTGAACCCGCGAACCCGAAGGTTGGTCTAGCTGGTATTGGGTATTCTCCGTTGCTGATATTGCTGCACTGAAAGTAGACAGCACCCATTAGGGTTTTGGAACTGACGTCTGCTGTCTGTGCTGCATCAGTTTTCCCAGAAGCCTTCTCAACATTTCTGGTAACAACTGCCATGTAGAATTCTTTACTCATTGTGTCTTCTCTTCTGGTGTTGTTTTTCTAACTTCCATCACTGTCGTGTATCCACTATCCGTGAAAGTATGCTTTGCAGTTTTGACGTAGTATTTCCCATCGAACAGTGGACCGAGACCCCTAAATTCATGTACCTGTCTAGACTGAACGTATTGGTTGCCTTTGATTGTTGCTGGACCAGAGAGGAAATCCCTAGCCAGCTTCCTCATGTGCATCTTCAAATATTCATTTGCTTGCTGTCTGTTATCGAAAATTTTCGTAGAGACAATTTCTACAAGCTCCCCAAAGGCATTGGCCATTGTGTCGGCTCCACCTCCAGTTGAACCCTTTGTAAACGAGGCTAGTTCCTCGGCAAACAGACCACCAAACTTCATATCTTTCTTTTCTACAAACTCATCTAGCGTCATCGTGTGTGCTATTTCTTCTCCCTGCGAGTTTACAGAATACGCTCTGTACTTTGTGAACTGCGAAGTTACAGAAAAGCGTGGCGAGAATGACAGAAGACTACCGATAAGTTCTCCGTCCACATCAGATATCGGATACGTGGAATTCTGGCCATATTCAAATATAAAAAGAGGCTTGGTTTGATCCTTGGCTGGTTCAACATACAGTCTAAATTTGTCTTCTTTTCCATCCCATCTACAAGCCAACTCAAATCCGTTTTGGTCTGCAAGGCTACGCAGAAAGTTGTAATGACTTTCTCCTCTTTTCTGCACCCTAGGCTGTTCTCCATATCTACTTCGAGTCTTACGGATACCCTCTAGGGAAGCGGAATCAGTTTGCGAGATTGAGAAACCAGCTTCTGATCCTATGAATGTTGCTATCTGGCTGTCTCGCCATGATGATATCCATGACCTCCCAGTCTCTGATTTCATTAGCGATAGCGTGTGGAGTTTGTCGTAGCAAATAACTCGAAAAGATGGTGGAGAATCTTCTGCAAAGTTTGGCTCTATCTCCGAGATGTATCCCGCACCTATTTCTATAACGTCGATACCATACCCACCTCTGAGAACAATCTTATTTCCCGGAGCAAATAGCTTTGACCTGAGTATGTCTGTCGATATCCCGCCTATGATGTTCATCTGGTATGCTACATTGAATGTCAGAGAAGAAGCACTGTCGCTCTCGTCCTCAAATGTGATATCCGAAATGCAGTTCATCAACCTATCTTCCAACTCTATGTCGTTGATAAGTAGAACGCAATTGGGTGCGAATGGGTCGTTTATATAGTTAGCCACCTGAATATAACTTCCTTTCTTCGCTTCTCATCTGAAAATGATCTCGTATATTTTGCAGGTTCGCAGTGGTTTCTTTCAAAGCTATCGACTGTGGTGTCACACTTATTTTTGATATGTCTTCGTTTGCCACAAGGTCAATGTAGTCTCCAACCTCTAGTGAATTCTTGATGATATTTCTAGGGTTGTCGTAATGTACCCTTCTGAGTATATCTCCAGCTCTTGCGTCTCCATACTCTTGCTGTGCTATATGCTCAAAGGTCTGCCCATCCTTGATAATGATTTGCTTGCCTTTGACGTGGAGGGATCCTCCCGGAACGTTCATCCATTTAGAAACTGATCCCCATGCAGAAACAGCCGCCGAACTAATGATGCCTAGTCCCGTCTTACAAAGGCTAGACAGCGACATTGTTGTTTGTTCTGTAGGCACTTCGTCCACAATAACAAGCGTGACCTTGAATGTCGCTCCTCGGATTGTTCCATCTTGGCGTGGGTTGTCGTACTCGACTCCACCTATGGATTTGACAAAGACGTTGAAACGTAGGTCGATACCAGATGTAAAGACGAAAAGAGGAGCACGTTTGAGCGTTGGATCTCGCTTGGTAAATTCTCTCAGCGTTTCAACAGAAGCCCTAACACTCTTGGTCGAATCTGTTGCCCAAACTCTTGTAGAAAACTGGACAGTTCCTGGTTCTCCTCCAAGCCAAGTCTTATCTGTATCTTGCTTATTTAAAGCTCCCTTGTCTCCAATTCTGGCACCTATGGCTTCCAGTAAATTTTCTGCTCGATGCTGACCAACAAAAGACGAGTAGGGTGGATCAATCATCTTTAGACGCCACGTATTCGCCGGAGTCAAGCCTAGGAAGTCACTCATGCCCGAACGTGCTGCCTTTGCTCGTATCTGTGCATCGTATTTCGCACTGAACTCAGATATCGTCTTTTTCGCAGCATTTATTGAAGTCTTCTTAATCAAAGACTTCGTAGTCTTGCTTGTTCTATTTATTTTCTTAAGATCATATCCCATTCGTGCCTCCTAGTTTGCAGCTTTGTGACCAGATTGAGAGATACCCTCTTGTGCTGTTAAATCTAGTTGGGTTCCTGCTTTGTTTGCTTCGTGTCTGATTGCCTTCTTAACTAGCGAGTACGTTCCGTCTGCACTCTGTGCTACTTTTAGATCAACAATGATATCGCCTAGCTGAACCTGTGGAGCAGGAATGTTGACAAGAATCTGCGGTCCACCGCCAGTCTTCATTGCCACTTCTGATCCATAGTTTCTAGCGGCTTGTGCTTCTGCTGTCGGCTTTTTCCCACCCTCTGGCTTGGTTAGAGATGGAGGTGGAGTTATAGACGGAACTGTGATTGTGCCATCTTTAGAAGGCATAGCCTGTGGATTTGTCTGGTTCACTATGTTGGAAACAATTGGCTGATCTTCGCTGACTGTAGGCATCATCAGCCTATTCAACATCTGATCTAGCATTCTGTTTTCTTCTTCTAAATCCTTGTTTCCACCTCCGCCTTTACCAGTTCCCTTCTTCTTTTCTCCTTTAGGTTTCCACACGTTGGGTAAATTCGGCATAGACCCTTTAAATGGCTTGTTGGTCTGAACAGTCGGTTGTTGTCCTACTGGTTTGCCAGCCTCGGCCGCAATGGTTTGTGGAGTCTGTGTTGGCTGTTTGCCCTGTTGTGGCTGTTGTTGTGCTAGTTGTTGTGGTGTTGGTTGTGTGTCACCAAGACCAACCCAACTCTTCATCTTATCCCAGACACCTTTTTCTTTTGGCTTCTCTTGTGGTGGAGCCATCACTTGTGGACCAGACATATAGGCTGGTTCCATGTTCTGTGTCATTGTCATTTCGGTGTCACCGAACCCAAACCAACCAGCGACTTTTTCCATGCCAGAAGACATGATACGCTTTATCCAATCCCACGCTGCCGTGATCTTGGTTATAACGTAATCCCAGCCATTTCCTAGAGCGGTCACACCTGCCTTTAGAACCTCCATTGGGTTGGATAAAGCGTACATCAGGTTCTCGCCAACATTCATTTTATTCCACAGCTCGCCAATTGGTGCGAGAAGGTTTTTGAACCACGTCCACGCTCTCTGTAGGCCAGAAGTAATTGTATCCCAGTTTTTGTAGAGCAGATAACCAACTCCAATTAGAGCAGCAATCCCTAGGACCACAAGTCCAATTGGATTCGCATTCAGTGCGACGTTGAACGCCCACTGAGCGGCTGTCATTACATACATAACGGCAACTCCAGCCAATTGAGCAGCTCTAACGAGCAGAGTTCCGCTTCTAAACGCTGTTAATATTCCCGTTCCGACTACTGTCGCCGCACTCCAGATTGCTTGTGCGATAGTCGCGGCTCTAGATGCTGCGACGGACAACCATGTTGCAACAATTGTTCCCATGATTCTTGCTCGAATTGCAGTCATAATTGCCGTACCAAAGGCTACGACTGCAGTCCATGCAGCGGTCGCAATTGCCGCTGTCCGTGTTGCGACTGTGATTAATTTTGTCGCAAGAGTTGTTGAACTGATTGCAGATGCCGTTCCTAGGAAAGCCCACTTGAGGAGATTCATAATGTTGAGGCCGACCAGCATTACGACGTTGTATGTTCCTTGAGCTATTGCTGCGACTCGTGTTGCGGCTGAAGAAAGTATTGTAGCCGCTGTTGACCTAGTGGTAGATACACCGAAAGCATTTGTCCACCACGTTGTGAGCTGTATCTGTAGAGCGGAACCCATGAACGCTGTACGCAGGACGGCGAGGCCACTCACAACCCCTGTCACAACGCTGGTCACAAGTGTACAGGCTCCAACAAACAGATTAACAATACCAACAACGCTGGTTATGATTGGAGCGATGAACATGAATGCAGCTCCAACGCCAAGAATAACTGGACCAATGACGGCAAGCCATGTCGCAAATTTTCCTATCTTCTCACCTAGCTGTTTGTAGCTTTCGGCTGTTCCGCTGGTTAATCCCATAGTCGTCCAAAGACTAGTAGCAAACTCCCCTATTCCTTTTTTGGCGGATAGGAATCCATCTCGAACACCAACGGCAAACTGTCCAACGTCCGTTGTGAGTACTTTGAATAACTCTCCGAATTTTTCTTTGCCCATCTGCTGTTCCAGTGTCGCATACTGCTCTACCGGAATGTTCAAAGCCATGAAAGCGTTGGCTAGGTTCTGGATTGGATCTATAACAGAGTTCCCCATCTGTAGGAGTCCACCCTGTTCGGCTACCATCTTACCCAACTCTAAACGCACACCCTCGGCAGCACTCTGGAAGTTCTGCGTCATACCCCAAAGGTTGTCCGTCATTATCTTGTACATCTTGTCTGATTCGCCAAGGGAATTTCTGAGAGAATCAAACAGATCCGGAGCTTGTTTGAGCGTGTTGTTCATCGCAAAGAAAGCCTTCTGCCCTCTGAGACCAAAGATCTCAGCTAGAGCAGCACCGACGTCAAAGCTGTCGCCAAGGCCAGATGCTTTTTCGCCAACCATTCCTATTATCTTGTCCATCCGTAGGAGCTTGCCAGTGTCTTGATCTATAAAGTCCTTGTAGGCTATACCCATTGCCGCCAACCACTTATGAGCATCCTCAGTTGGATCTTGCAGTTTGGCGAACATATTGACCATAGCAGTACCAGCAGACGAACCCTTGATACCAGCGTTGGCGAGAAGACCCAAACTTCCGATGATTTCTTCGAGCGGAATGCCTAGGTTGGCTAGAGCACCACCTCCGTATGTGATTGCTTCTCCGAGATCCGAGACCTCAGAGTTTGTTTTTGCTCCAGCCATTGCAAGCATATCTGATAGAACGACAGCCTGTTGTGTCTTGTCTCCATAGATACCCATGACAGGCGAAAGGTTCGCCAAGCTATCTGCAACAATGCTCGTAGTCTGAGCTAGACCCATGTTGGATGCAGCGGCTGTCTTTAAAACAGTTGGAAGGACACCAATGGCTTCTTTTGCACTGTATCCAGCGGTCGCTAGGAAGTCGAGTCCAGCAGCGGCTTCAGTTGCCGAGTAGACTGTCGATGCTCCCAATTGCTTTGCAACCAACTCTAGATTACTGAAGTTCTCTTTCCCATCATCCATCTTTGCGATAACAGAACTCATCTGCTTTTCAAAGGCAATGTGCTCGTTCACAGAGTACGAAACTCCAGCCGCTAGTCCAGCTCCAGCTAGTCCAACAGCCTTCATTCCTCCTGCTACTTGATTCGTTCCTTGCGTTACACGCTGTCCGCTTGTCTTCAAATTACTGAACGACTGGTTTACCTTGTCCAGTTCATCTTTGACTCCCGGAGCCTTGAAATTAAGTATCGCAGATAGATTAAAAGACATAGAAACTCCCTGTTATTTTCTTCTCTTAGACGCACTCTCCATCATTTCTCGTTCGGCTTTCAACTGCTTCATAAGTCTGTTGAGCCACCACTTGCGTTCCTTGTGCGTCATCCTCTCAATCTTCTCAGGAGTCATACCCTTGATTCTATAGACTAATGTGAACGACTCTTCCCATAGACCTTCTAGGTCTGAGGTAAAGAGCCATTCCCGAAAAAATGGTCGTAACTCCAGTCTATCTGCTTCCAGAACATATTGTTGCACTTGCTACAGATAACTTCTGCTTGGATAGACGGACCTCCGTTGTGTGCTGCGATAACAGTACCAAGTCGTTCTATATCTTGCTTGCGTAGTTTTTGAATAACTTCTTCTGGATCAAGATAACCCGTCACGTTGCTCGCACCCACAATGCTATTCCTGTAGGAATATTTTTTCATTGTGGCTTCGTTTGCATCTGACGTGTTCTGTGCTTTTTCCATCACGTCCCATCTAGCCATACCAATACGCAAGGTCTCGATGAGTTGGTCGCCAGCATCTAGGGAAACAGGCTTCTTAAGATGGTAGTCAATAACGTCGCTGAATTCACCAAACTTGCAATCCACATCTAGGTCGCCAATGTTTGCTATGAAATTATTTATTTCAGCGTTGCAGAATGGACATTTGAATGTGAGGCGAAGCTCTTCACCTAGCTGGTCGTAACGCAGATAGATGTACATGTACAGAACATTGCCGACAGGCTGTCTATTCATGAACAGGATTTTTTCTCCGTGTTCTTTCTTTGTGAAATCTTCACCGCCAACAGAAGTAAGCATCATGGCTAGGATGTCGCCAATGAACCTTCCCATTGTGGCTGTTTTTGTTTTTGCCTTTGCAATGTACTCTTCCTCTTTGAACGTCCAATCTCTGAACGTAAAGAACTGGTTCACCTTGCCATCTACTTCAATTGGTAATCTGTTTTTGAGTTCTTTTAGAGGGATAGATTGTAGTTTTGATGTAGCTTCGCCCATTGTAATTCTCCAATTAGAGCATTGTTAGAATTCTTAAAAATGTATTGATGAATAAGTAAACTAATTCACCTAAACCATCAAGATTTGGTGGGATAGTTTTTAGACATATCCCAAGGTCCAGTCAAAATCCCTTAGATAACTTTGTAGTTGTCTATGGAGAATGTGACTTCTAGAACGGCCATTTCGCCTTCTTCATTGCTCATGTCGGTATCTGGATACTTGAGTTTGGTTATCCACATGCCTGTGAGCTGAAGGGACTTGCTGACTACTCCAGCAATGTTTTTGTAGATCATGGTTCCAGTTTTTTTGTAGGTTACTGTGACTGGATCTTTTCCTTCTGTGAACCATGCTTCTAGAGCCACGACTTCAGCTGCATGGTGCAACGGAATCTCGCAGGTCAGTTCGAATGGTTGTTGTTCCCCACCGGATGCTTTCGTATTGTCTGGCAATACTGTTCCGGCTGTTTCTTGCTCCACACCACTAACAGTCGTAAAAATGAATGTTGGCTGAGTAGCAACAGACAAAGTGTACTTGTTGATTGGTATATGGTTCGATGCAATTGTTCCCTTTAGCGTCATAATTATTCCCCTAATTTTGTTGATATAAGACCACCCCTAGGGTGGTCCTACAGTTGGTTAATCAAAGATTCCACGCTTGCTCATGGTGATGATGAAACGCTCAACAGTGTCTGCCAATCTCAGGGAGATTTCCGCATTCATGTCGCCATTTGCCATTGACAAATTGGTGTTATTCTCGTCATCCAGTTTTATAGAAACTGCATCTTCGAACGTGTCACCACGCAATGCTCGTTTCTGAAATTCTGGAATGAAGTAAGAATACAGAGCAGACAGAGCTTTCTTTTGCTCTATCTTGTCGTTGATTGCAAAGATGATCCAATCAAATGCTTCTCTCAGATCATTTTCATAGAACGACATCATCTCTCTTTGATGTTTCCATTTCCATGATGGATCGATAGAAATTGTTCTATCACCCCAAATTATGAAGTTACCGGATTTGGACTTGACTACACCGATACCATGCTTGTTTAGAAGCTCTTCGTCGAGAACCCTGTCACCAGTAGGAAGTCGAACGCAATTTGGAATTGTACAATCCACTCCAGCCGCTGCCTTGTGATATCCACTATAGTTCTTTGCCCATAGTGCTTCTCTACCTTGGATAGCACCGATGTTAGGAACTAGCTTCAAACCACTTGCTGTGGGATGTGGAACGTACATCCAAGATGGGAACGAAACAACACCGAAGTCATTTCTACCAATGGTGTCGTTGATGTAGGATTCAGCCGAATCTTCAGAAACTATGTTCGATGGGATTTGTACCCTGAACTGATAGTTCCTTGCTTCTGCGTAGGCTAGTCCAGCCTTTTGAACCGCTGTCGCTGTAACTCCGGGAATACCAACCTTAACAAGACCTTTCATCTCACCAAACAATGAGTTGATTGGTGATGTGGACGAGTCCAAAAGATTGAGATAGTCGGAATCAGTTACACCAACCAACCCGTCGTAGCCAGCAGACATCTCTTCTAGAAATTCAACTCGATAGGTGCTTCCTAAACGAGCAACGTCTTTCATTGCGGATGTCGGCTTAACTGTGATTGTGTTTGCGGTGTTTGAAATGATCTCGTACTTGCTACGAGGTGCGTTCAACACGTCTGGATACAACCAACCACGAACCATTGAGTTTGTCGCCCATGGACGAACAACCAATGTGAATCTGTCGCCTAGAGCAAACAGAGATGAACCGCTTGAGATTTTGAAGCCAACGCCAAAGTCATTTGGAGTTGCGAAAGCTACGTCTGTCACTGGAACGGATCCAGCTAGGAGGCCGAGTTCAGAGCTTTGATAGCTCCAAAGTTGTTCAGCTCCACCACTGAAACTCACTACAGTTAGGTTGTCTGTCGTGCCGTCAAATTCTACAATTGACCAACCCACAGCAGCATGAGGCTTAGTAGCAAGAAGAGACACAATGTCGTTTGTGCGAGCAGCGGTCACAAGACCAGCAATTGCCGAGTAGCTTAAGAGTGCTTGGAGCAACGCTTCAGCTGTGAGAGCTACGCTTCCACCGACAAGAACCTTGCCAACTGAGGCTGGAGTTACACCACTGACGAACACGAAATCCGCTACAGTAGCACCAAAGGAGAAGCGCAGATAGTCGCCTGTTCCTAAAGTATGGTTAGCGAAAGTAGATGGTGACACTTTCAGTTCAGAAGCTAGAGATCCACCAGTTAAGCCAGTGTCGGTGAGGACAAGATCAAGATCTTTACCTTCCGCATCACCAGTGACCACGAAGTGATCTGTGTCGTAAACAGCTAGAACAGTTCCAACCTTGCCAGCAGAAGCCAACGCAGAGTTGATTTTAGCGGTGAGTTCAGTTGCTGTTGCAGCTCCGTCAATGCACGATGCCAAGTTGAGGACAACCTCTGCTGGAGTTTGGCCATACAACGCTACAAGAAGTTTGTTGTGAACACACGCAGAGTAGTCGCCTAGAAGATAAGCAACAGAAACGTCAGAACCAACAACCTCTGGGGATGTTAGGTCGAACGCATTGCTGGCAATCTGGACGAGACCAGAAGCCAACGCACCTGCATCGGTACATTCAACTTCTAGTGTGTCTTCTTGGACAGTTCCACCGTAGGTGAAAGCGTCGATGATGCCATTGCCCACACCTTGGAAAGAAGCTGCGACAGCTCTACCAGTGAGAACAGTGTTGGTCACACCAAAGTTTTGACCAAACACGTTGGCTGGTCTGATTTCTGGGATGTAGTCACCAAACCATAGATCTTCCACTTCGACGTACACGTTGGCATCGTCATCATTGATGAGATCCCTGTAGTATGTCTTGTCTTTTGGATCTAACGTGAGGTCGTCATAAACCAAGCATCTGATTCCGTCGCAATACACTTCAACGCCAAATCTTGTGGATGGATAAGACACACCATCTACAATCTTAACAGCGAGTGCTTTGCCGTTGTTTTCTAGCTGAACAGACCATGTTGTGTCTGCACTTCCGCTAGATGCGTAGTCAGAAGCCATCTTCGAATCTGCCGAAACGTAGAGCAAACCATTCTCGTCGTTAGAAACAACTCGATATGATTTTCCGGGCATCGCAGCAAAGCGAACAAGAGCGTCAGCAAAATAATCTACGAGTGCTGGTTTGCCAGTATCGAAAGAAAATTCTGTAAGACCTCCAGGACCAAATTCTGTTCCAAAAATTATGTCTTTCTTTCCACCCCAACGTCCACCGTTTGCCGCTTTAAATTTCATAACAGCGGGACGGATTGCTGAACTGTAGGCTGTGATCTTGTCTCCGGAGAGATACAACACAGAGCCACTGAGGGTTAACCGAACAGTGCCGACAGATGGACTAGCGAAGTCTACAGCTGTGACTTGGAGTACTGGACTGTCGCCAAGGGTATCGCTAGACAACACGAGTTGGCTAGAAACCTTTGGGGAACCAAGAGCTAGATAGTCTGCTTGGGATACGAACGCATAGTGACTAGAACAATCTGCTGAAATTGTTTTCTCAAATCCAACATTTTTTCTGCCATATAACGTCACTTCTGATTGCACTTCTGTCCCGTCTGTAAGACGAACGCAGTAGAGGTCACCGGATGCCCTGCCAAGATTAAAGAAATCAAACGCTGCATCTGGAAGTGTGGATTCCTTGATGAAGTTTCCAGCCTTCGCTAGAAAGTCTGCTTTCGTAGAACACTTGAACAACTGTCCAACTGGACCTTTTTCTAAAATTCCAAGATAAACTGTAGTTCCTAATGCTCCCTTCTCAATTTGCTTTTCCGCATCTTTTTCTATGATTACTGTTCCCGCTCCGTTTGTCGGACCATACCTTCGTTCTGCCATCTGAATCCTCCTTAGAGATTAATTGATGAACACTGTTTTTTTAATTTGTAGTCATGCTTCCGTTAAGGTATTCAACCAGAGCTACATCCAATGGATCTCTAATTACTTCAACAAGATTTGCAATCCTAAATTGCCCGACATGAGTGCTGATGTCTGCAATTCCAGGAGTATTTTCACTCCTAAAGATAGTGCCAACAATCAGTGGATAAGGCTCGTCCAACCCCCATGACCTAATCTCGCTAGTCGAATTAAAGAAGCGGTGAAGAGCTTCTCCCAATCTATATTGGTCTGTTTGATTACCCGTAAAGACAACATACTCAACTATTAAATCATATTGCTCAGGGCTGTTTTCCTTTACCCCTGTTAAAGTCAACTTATTCCTAATATAGCTTCTACCTATGTCTGAATTCGGCGAAGTCACAGAACCCTTTTTTGTGATGTGCTCTAACACAATCAGAGGATGCTTTGTGATCTCGTAGTATTCTTTCGCAGTATTGATAGCTATCTCTGGATAATATTTTAGCTTGATTTCAAGAATGTCGCCAGCACTCTGAATAGAATTCAATTTGAGAGATCCAGGAAGGTTCCCGTTTCTTTCCTTTGGTTCACCTAGCGTGTAGGTTGTGGCTATATTTTCAGTCTTTGTTGGATCTTGCGTCACGTTGTATGCAATCTCAACGTCTGTGATATTATATCCAACACAATCAAGAACATATTGGTTCGCAAAGTCCACCACATCTGTGTCTTCAACCAGCTTGATATTTATTTGCGTTGTGACGGATAAGTTTGCTTCGAGAATGGGGATCAAAGAGTCGAAAAGAATGTCTTCTGTAAACTCTATATCAAATGTTCCAAGTAGAAAGATAGAAAAGACTTGAGGGGTGTAGATGGGATCGGAGGTTCTAAGGTTGACACTGAAACCAATTGTCTTTCCGAATTCCTTTAGTTTGATTTCCCCAATATGGCTGTTGACGACGTACATTGTGCTCCAGTCGTCTGGTCCGGCCTCTTCCCAAGCTGACGTTACAACATTGTAGAAATAGGCTGTGTCGTTCTTGTCTAGCACCTTGATAAGCACGTCGCATCTTGTTCTATTTGCGTACGATATGCCATCCGTGATTCCTGCAGCGTCCTCAAGAGTAAGAGTAGATCCACTGATGCCAGCAATTTTTGTTCTACTGTCGCCTTGATAAACGTGGTCGCCAACCCTTGGGATTGCGGACCTTGCGTAGAACTCAAAATTGTTTCCGGATTTTCCAGTAAGAAGCAAAGAATACTCAGTAAAATCAGGCTCCGTTGTTCCCCATATCACTTCAAACATTGACCAGCTCAACACGCTATGGGGTGTGTCTTTTCTGGTCTTGGCGTAGTTTGTTGTCTCTGTACTGTACTGTGGATCTGCAATCAGTTGTAATCTAGAATGTGCTAGGTCTTCTGCGTTCAGTCTAACGCCAAACAACTCGGTGAGTTCTCTCTCCGAGTTTGTGAATTCCCATGTTTTAATAATTCTAGTTATCATACTTCTCTTCTTTTTAAGGCGAGCTTCCAGTTTACGTTTCCTCTATGAATTGTTCAATCACTTCTAGTTCCTCGACAGTCAAATCATTCGGCAGGTCAGTTAGAGCTATTTTTGCAAAGCATCCAATGCCTACGGCATCACATGCCAGCAATCCATCGAATTCCTTTGTCTTTCTCTCAAGATTTTCCCTGTAACCAGCGTGTCGTTCTGCTGCCAATAATTCAGCCATTTCCAAGTTGAATTGCTCTATGTTCTCAATATCAAAAGACTTAGCACTGATGCTAGGGATCTGAATGAATCTTGGATTTCCCTTCTCATCTTTCTTAGAGAATTTTCGACATAGTTCCATTCTATCCTTATCAAAGGCATCCTGACCTTCAATTTTTTGTAGCTGGACTTCCCTCAGTGCATCCACAGTATCTTTAATAGCTTTCTTATTTCGCAATATAAGATAACTGAACTTTGTATTCTTTCTATTATTTATTTTAGAAAGGCTTTCCCGCATCATTAACACTTCTATATTTTTCATAACTTCCCATGCTTTCTTAAAGTCATTTCAATAGTATCTGACCAATCTTTATGTACTCTACCCCGAACAGCCATATCTTCCCACACGCTTCGCAGGAATGGCCTAGGTGGAATTCTAAACGTGCGACGCACACCTTTGATGGTTGACGTGATGGTCACACCCTCGTGGAGAGCTCTAACGTACTTAGAAGCCTTTGCACCTGTTCGTCTGCTTGTCTTATCCTCTATCACACCAACTTCCCACACGCCAATTGACTTTCTTTTTGCAGCAATTGCCTCTCGAATAAGTCCACCTGTTTCAACAAGGGGGATTGCCTCCGCAACACTGTTGAATCCCTTTCGCTTGGCTGTCCACAGAGAGTTGGGAACATATGATTTGGAAAGAATTCTGGCTCGGATTTGGGAGAGAATATATTTTGCAGACCTCCCAGTAGCCTTGTCCATCTCTCGCTCGAACTCATCAACCCATTTGGATCCAATGAAGTATTCCCACTTGGCTAGGTCGGCTCCCCCAATGGTTATCCCAGTTCCAGAGTTGAAGGTGTTATCAGCCATTCCTCTCCCTAAAGTACCATCTCTCTAACGTACACTGTCCCATGTCTGCGTAGTGTGCTGCATTTTTCATCCCGATGAGTAGGAGCTCGCACTTCACATTTTCGCCTGTCCTGCCATATCCGGTGATAACATCCCCAGCTTTCAGCTCTTTTCCAATGCTCTGTAAATCAAACTTGCGGACCATGACATACCCATCTGACTCTTGGACAATTCCACCCATGGACCTAGGGTCTGGTGTTGCTGTCGCGGCACTCCAGTATTTATCTTTTCCAAAATATATTTGAGCATTGGTCTTGAATGGTTTTTCCCACACGATGACACCAGAGGGTTGTTTCTTTTTGTCATCCCATACTGTGTCTTTTCTGTTTATCTGCTTGAACTCAACCAGAATTGCGTTCAATAAGTTCGGCTTGACCATAGGGAATCCTCGTAATCATAGTATGTTGAATTGTTCAACTTAACACTTGCTTCTGTTCCACCTATAGAGAATGGGGACTTATACAGTTGGATTATTCTGTCTACCTCTGGATCTCCAGTCCTACCTGAATTTTGGTCGCTAGCGAGTGATGTCGCGGAAACAGCGTACTGGATTTCATGGAGGTCAGTCTTCTCAGACTTGATTGGGTTGGATGCCGTCTGCATTGGGTCTTTCGTCAATCCAAGCATTATCAACCTAGAGACTGCATCTTTTATGAGCTGTGGTGTGGTCCCATCCTGCTCTAGCCAGCCAAAGGCACCCTCTATCTCGGTGAAACTGTGCTTATAAAACGAACCACGCAGAAGCTTGACCTTTGGATTGCGTCTGTCGTCTGGGATAACCCTAGAACGAAATACCATGTATTCCTTCGGATCAACCACGTCGTACTCATTGGAGTGCTTGATTGTGGAGATAGAAATTATTGGAACAGAAAAATGGAGTAGATACGAACCATTACCCTCTACTTGTAGCTTGCCATCTCCAGTGAATTCTCTCTTGTTGAACCACTGGCCAGTGTGGAAATCAATGATCTGCATGTTCCGCAAAATCATTGCATCCCACGTTGCTAGGCTCTGTGTTGTTCTATAGGCAACGGCTGAACCATCTAAAATATCTTCTGCGTCAGACAGAGTTATCACTCCAGCCAGTATTTTTGTAACTTCAGCCGAGTACTCACCTTGGCAAATTATGTCTCCGACAGCCAGAACGAACGTGCTTCCAGCGTAGGTAAACTCGTCGATGTTCTTATCCGCGAGCACAACTTTACTTCGATAAGAGACATACGGAGACGGATACAGTCTGTCGAATAGCTCCTGTGGTGTAACATAATTTCCAATGTTATCCATTATATCAAATCTCCCCATAGTGATTTTTTGGTCTTCTTGTCTTTTCCACCGCAACCCATCTCCACATCATCAGCATTTCCAGCCTCACCAACGTCCCACTGTTTTTCGTGCATTTCCAAATGATTTTTTGCTTCTCTCTTCGCTTCATCTGAAATGTTAGTTTGCTCCAGCCTAGCCATTGCGTTCCGTAGATGGGGAAGGTCAACAGATTCCTTCTCAGATCCAAACTTTACACTTGCGTTGTGGTGTGGTAGATGCCTGAGCGACCTTGGCTTGGTTTTCCCCTCTTCGTCCTTCTCTCCATCAGCCTCAATATACGCAAAGGCAGTATCTGGAAGAGAGTTTACATAAGCGGTAGACCATGTTGCTTTCTCAATTTTCAGTACGCTTTCCCACATTACCAGAACCTCATTGATTTTAAAATGTTACTCACAAATATTCTAACAATCCCTAGCTTGCTCAAGCACTCGACGTTCTCCTCAGATCCCGTCGTCATCTGTCCAGAATAGAGAAGGACTGGTTTGCCTCTAGAGTAGTAATCCTGTAATTTACGACAGTCTGTTGCGTAAGAATAGACAAAATATTTCTTCTTGCTCCACAGCACATACCAAGTAATCTTGGATAGGATTGGGATATATGCAGCTTTGTTGTCTACCCAGAATGCAGTTAACTCACAGATAATATTTTCGTTTATCCATGTTATCTTTGAGTCGGGTGGAATCTGCCTGAGTACTCTAAACTTGCTCTTGTCCTCAATAAAGCACATCCCACCGTGGAGGGTGTTGTCAAACTTTTTGACTGCGAAGGTAGCATTTTCTAGGAAGGTCATGTATGGAAGCAGATAGCCAGATTTGGAATGAAAGCCATTGGCAAATTTCTTTGCGTACTCTTTATTCAAAATCCTAACCACTTTCATACGTTATCTCCACAGTTCGCTATCTCTCATTTCTTCAACAATTCGGTCATATAGCATTCTCGGAGATTTCACCGAAAAATCTATACACTCCAAGTCAATTCCATACTTCTTAAGAACTTCAACCACTGGTATGAAAACCTCGCTACACATCAACTTGTCGCCTCTGTTCCCAACGTTCTTAGTTGGAAACCTTTCGCCAGTTATCTTGTTCCGCACCAACCAGTATAGGCCAAAAATATACGCACTTCTGTCGTACTCCACTAGAAGGCACATCTCCAGAGTTAACTTATATGCTAACTCCTCGTCCTCCCGACTCATCGGAATGTCTAGCGTGTGGACAACCTCATACTTGTCCTTCCAATATCTGTAGTGGTACAAAGACCCCTTTGGAATTGTGCAGTCGATGACAAGCTGGAGGTCGTCAAAGAACCCTAGACCAACGTGTGTAACGTCTGATCCTTCTGCAAATCTCATCAGCTTCGAGTACCACTTCTCGTTCGTCGAAAAATATATCTTCATACTCAGTGCCTATAGAATTCATAGAGCATCTGAATACCAATCTGTTCTCCTACTGCATGTTTCACTTTCATCTCAATCTTACCAGTGTGGTAATCTTCGTTGTAACTAATCTGCTTAGATGTTTTTGCATCGAACCTGACTGTAGAATAGTCGGAGAGCATTTTCAGGTTCAGCCCTCCAGCCATAAACGGAACGCTTCCACCATATGATTCTGGTATGTCGGGAGCCACCGTCACCCAAAGGTATGCTCGCCCTATGGGTGTCTTTTCTAGGAACAGAATACCGCTGAAAATATCGAAGACAAACTTTGGTTCAAACTGCATTTTCGTGATTGTGCAATTTTCAGTAATTGCTTGCTGGTTTGTTTGGTCTATTACGTTCCCACTAGCATCAAAAAATTCAAGCCAACCATCTCCGTAGTCTGTTCCGTCATCTATGCCAATCCCATCGGGTTTTCTGTTGTACAGACTGCCAACCTTGGCTGTGTAAAAATCTAGGGAGCGAGGTTCATAATGTGCATCCTCGCTGGACATCGAGATGGATACAATTTGTTTCTTTTCGTCATTGAACAGAGGTCTAGGGTTGATTGGTTGATTTATCCCTGCTTTGAAATTATTTACAAAGTCATCGAGGTCAGTTGAATCTGTCGGGTTTTTTACAAGCAAACAAGAGTGACTCAATCCACCATCGAATGTCGATAACCTGTAGCTGTCTAGCGTTTCAACGCACTGGATAATGCCGTTCCTTGCTATGACTTGCTCTTTAAATTTGACCCAATCTAGTCTCATCTATGTTTCCTTTGTGATTGCAATCAATCCAGCGTTGAACTTTTTCGCTCCCATTGCAACGTGTCTTTTACACGTTATCTTGACAGAACGAAGGAACCGGAGTGGAGTACCACCGAACCCCCAAAGTATTTTTCCGTTGGCTCCAAGGTGTAATCCAATACAACTGTAATCCTCGGGTAGTCCTGTCACATAACCATCTAAGTCATATAAAGCATCATTACCCATTTCCGTCATGGATAAACCATCATAGTCATATTGGAAAGGGTTCGGGGTTAAATCCGCTGTCGTCATGTTTGCTGACACAGAATGTGTCCACGTTCCACCCACTTTCCCAAATAGGTTCAGCACCGTGGTTCCACTAGCAATTGCCGGACAGAGTGGATCTGCGTTGATAAGGTTCGTGAGACCTGTAACAACCTCAGCCGCTGTCGGTGTACCGTCCGAGGTGAAAGTATATGGAACACCTGCGATGGTGACTGTATAGACCTCTATCGGGACGTTGGCTGTTCCCGGAGTTGCAACAATGGTTGTCGAGTTGGAATAGGTGAACGCAACACCTAGGAATTTTGACGTCAATAGAACATCATTCGCAGGTCCACCAACAACTGTCGCAATCACAGCCACGTTTGGATTTGCGTTGATTGCGTTCGCCAAGCCATTCCCAATCTCGGCATCTGTAGCGTTCGCATCCGAAGTGTAGTTGTATGGAGTTCCGTTGACTGTGATTGTATAGAGCGTGTTGTTGGCTTTGGTTGGATTGAACTGAACTGTCATGAACGTTGCCACTAGAAAAGACGTTGGTGTGACGTTTATTGATTGGGGTTGTAGGTAGTTCCTATCATATCCCAAGAACAAATTCTCACCGTCAATAATGAACTGTATTATCCACCCATCCTTTGTTTCTAGGTTTAAATTCCACCCATGGACATAGCCCGAACCGAGATATTCATACACAGCCACAAAGGCAGTTTCACCAATAAGCGTGTTCCGAAGCACACCGCCATGAGACAAACTCATGTCGTCATATCTCGGACTGAACTTCACTAATTCGTTATCGCTTCTGTGTCCACTTAACATACTTAGCTCACCATCATTAGTTCAAATTTTGCTCCAGCCTCACTCGCCTTCAACTTGATCCTATCTCCGTTTGGTCCATAGCCTTTTCCTGTCCAGAAAAAAGATGTCCCCCTTTGGATGGTCGTGTAGTTCACCCCATCCCAAGAAATGTAGATGATCACGCTGCTAGCGTTCCTATTCACGCCAATTGTTGGACTGTAGATGTAGAGGAGTTGGATTGCCCGACCAGTGCTTGTCGCAACTTCGATAGGTGTAAGCGAGGGAATGGCTGACTCCCACTGGTCGGTTGTACGTTCCTGATTGTTCTGAATCTCGGTTTGAATCTCTTTCATCTACACCCTCAATATTAGGTCCAATATCCGTTCACTGCACCGGACACGTTCGCATCCACACTCCCACCTCGTAACCTCAAAGCCTGTACCTTCAACGAGATTGTTGCACCGCCTGTGATCTGAACAGTTCTAGGGAACACAATTTGGATAGTTCCCAAGTTTTCTGTCAAGAGTATTTTCCGGATATACTTGACAACCTCAGCTCCCGGAAGCTGAGAACTATCCCATTCAATAACACGGAACTGGCATAACTTATCCGCAGAGGCATCAAAAGCCTCCATCTGGTATAGTTGTCCAACTGGAACAGGAATAGTGACAACGTCTACCCAAGTAGTCAATCCCACAGCTGGGATTTCACCGATACCAGTCGCGGCAGCACACGTGTCCCCTTGTGCTCCAGGAGCCGTCGACGACACACGCAATCTCCCTAGGTTGTCCACTTGGAGAAATGTGAAATCCTTGTCGTGCGACACAAGGGTTCCCTCATCGTCATTTCTAACGGCAAGAATACCAAATCCAGTCTCACCTATTGGTACGCTCGCAGCCGCATCGTGCGTGAGCACTCGCACAATATCTGTCCCGTCACCAATTTTTGTCGAGGAGGTTGTGTGGTCTATTATGAGCCGCGACTTTATGTCCAACGCTAGGATGCTGTGTTGCTTGTCGGCTAGACCGAGAAGCGTTAAGTTATATTGGCCGACTATGGTGGAAAAACTTTGCATAGAACACCTCCAAAAATGTTATGATTTTTTCACAAATCTACTTTTAGTGTTCTGTGTCCTTAGGTTCTTTGCGAAAATTTTGTCGTTTTCCGCATTCCACCTATTGCACTCATCAAACAGCTTCGTCAGTTTGGAAGCAAGAACACCATACTCGTCAGATATGGAATTTGCCTCTGCCACTAACTCGGTAACGTCTTCTGACGGAATGTAGGTCTCATCTGTTCTACATCTGACGTAAAGCTTATATGTTTTTTCATCCCAGACTAGTAGTGCCATACCTTCATCCTCAGTTGTGATATCCGTTAATAATAGCATAACCTTTCCCAGTTTGGTTGACACCATTCATCTTGGCAATCACCCTAATATAGCCTCCGGTAGACCCTGCAATTGGGATGGGAACGCCAAGATTTTCTGAGAAAGGGATTTGGACATTCAACCAATATTCTCTAAGCACTCTTGTCGTTACACCATCATAGTGCTCGACAACAAAGTGGGATGAAAACCCAACAAAAGAAACCATTATTTGTAGAAGTTGAAATATCTTGGCTGGATCTATGTGTGGATATTTCACAATCTCGGTGTAGCCTGTCTCAACCAGTGCAACACTAGTCGGTGGACGCACGTCGATGGGAGTGTTGACTCCAGCAGAATTTACAGCGTTGACGTTGATTGATTGGTCGGCGTTGACAGCTAGGGTGTGTCCGCTGGTTCCCTGAATAATTTTGGTTTTCTTGGTCAGGTCAAGATTCATCAATAAGCCTCCACGAAAACCCTTACCTTTGTACCATTAGGATTGTTTGTTTTGAACCATATCCGTCCTGTCTCTGTATCAGATATAACCAATTTTTCGTCATCCCAGTGGATGACGCCACAAACTTCCCGTCCATTAAACGAATACTCTATACCATCTGTTAGGGTATCAGGAACTATGAGGATTGTGCGACAAATAAATGGGAAGTCAATTGTGGGGATCTGCTCGAACGTCAAGTTGGATACAGTAATAGAATAAAAACTATTTGAGCCAACTGCCATTCTTGTTCTCGCTTATCTTAGTGCGTTCCATAAGCGTAGACTTCAATGACGGCTCCAACCTTTCTAAAGGAAAGCCGACTAACGCCTATGTCGTTGAATTCATAAACCATCGGGTTCTGACTCGCAGAAGGACGCTGTAAACTAGCGTGAACGTCCGCTCCGTCTATAGACATCTCGGGGTTTACCGTTGACGTCGGAAGCACCACAACCTTAACGTGTCGTGCATCAAAATCCCAAGAAACCCTATCCCAGTTTGTGTCACTAGAGGGTGCTCCCCTATAGCTCGCAAAGTTAGATGTCTTCTTCTCTGTTAGTGCCATTGGTCTTACCCCTCACTGGAACGTATCTTTGTTTACCAATCTTCTTAAGCTCTATTCTCGCAATCTTTGGACACGTATTGTAGTAGACGAGAACAGTTAAGCGGACGTCGTCCGCATGGCAAATTATCTTCTCTCCAACTATCTTCTCGACGCCACCCTTCGAGAACTTTACTTTCTCAACATCATATTTGATGTTACGAAAATTCACCGGAACTGTTATCGCATGCCAGAAGGCATTGAATAGACAGTTTATCCCAGTGACATCTTTTGAGAAAGATACGTCATCCAATTTTGCTTGGATGTCGGAGTATTCCTCATCCCTACATAAATCAAATGATAGTGTCTTTCCATCTTTTCTGTTTACCTTTATCAAGGTATTTAGCTCCTTTTGTATGACCAAATAAGGAACCTAGACCCCAGATGTGTGCTACTCGATGACCAAAATTAACGACCAGATTTAAATTCTACGAATCTAAGTTCTGGACGCACTTTCTTGATGTACGCATACTCTGCTGCCGAGAGGAGATATACTCGTCCAGGCTTCAGGTATAAAGCACCTGTGAAGGTCCTTTCGATATTCGAAGGGAACCCGTCAACATCTTCGGGAGACGAACCCAAGTATTGAACCCTCATTTGTGTCTCCTTATCGAGAAAAATGTTAGTCTTCCGTTACTTCTTCTCTCGACTCCTCACTGGTAGTCTGTTTTTCCTCGTGGTTGACCTCAGTGTTGGCTGGTTTCTTTCTACGAAAACCAGCATTTTTTGCCTGAGTTTTTCTTTCGTCGTCTTCTACTAATTCGACGTGGAAAACCCCAGACTTAACGAAAGGCTCTATGTCCTTCTCGTCCATACTCCGAGTCCTATTCGGTAAAAACTTCCGACCATCAGGAAGAGTGTAGCTAACACACTTGCTAGGATCTAATGTTACATTGTAACGCTTCATTATTTATCCCCAATTGTGAACAATCTCATTTCAGTCCAAATTTATTTCAGGCCAAATTTATTTCAGGCCAATGTTCTTTGCCCAAACTACAGCTTCTAGGTTCTCAATTTCCATGCAGACCTTGGCTGTAATAGCATACTGATTCACACCACGGAAGATATCTCTATCTTTTTCGATGCGGATCTCACGGCCGATACCTGCGATAAGGTTTCGGTACTCAGTAAGCATGATTTGTGCTTCAGACTGATAAGTAATCTTAACGACAGCACCACTAGAAATCCCAGATGTTGCTGATCTAGATATTGTACCATTGACGTAGTCCATAACATAGTCGGCAGGTGCACCTTCAACAAATGGTGCAGTCGGTGTTCCGCCAAGACTAGAAAGCACAACCACTTCGCTGTCCACAACAATGTTCTTGAAGAGCAATGAAGTTGGAGTTGTTCCGGTTAAGGTCACATGCTCAGTAACTCGTGGGGTAGATGCCCAGAGGGAGAATGGATCTAACGGGATACCGAATGGAGTCAAGCGGCTTTCGCTAGAAAGAGCGTTGTCACCAGCAGAAGTTATACGAGAAGCAATTGCTTGACGGTAGTTCTGTTCGATGTTTGTTGAACAGAAGAAACGAAGGTTCGCTTTGTTTCTTTTGTATTTTTCTGGCATCGCGTTAATCATGTTGCTGAATACAGTAGAAGTGATGTTTGCACCTGCTACGTCAACAACGTTCCCGCCTCGTGCCTTTTTCAGCCAGCCGTCGCCAAGACCCATGTAGGTATCTTTTACAGCGTGAGCTAAAGATCCGTTGGCAAACAAGTCGCCTTGGAATCTAGCTGGACCAAGCTTCTCACCATCGATGTAGAGCTCTTCCATGTCGTTGCCGAGCTGAGTTGCCATCATGCGGATAACATGATCTTCAATGCCATCGCCTTCGATGTTGTATTCCATGAAATCATCAGAGATTTCAAAAGGAACCATGATTTCGAAAGGAGACAAAGTCACCTTAGAAGTTGTAACGCCACGACGAACCTGTGGATCTGTTGCTTCTGATTTCGCAACAGCCGCACGTTGACCAATATTGATCTTGTCGATATCCAGTTGGTCTGGTCTGAACCGAACTGTCCTAACTTTGTTTTTGAGACCTGTTAAGTCGTAAACATAGTCGATGAACTTATCTGCTTGCTGTGGATTGAGTTTACCAGCGGAGGCGATAGCATCTGTAGTGATCTGTGCCTTGCTGATGATCTCTTTGTTTGACATACCCATCTGAAATTCTCCTCCCAAATGCTATAAATTAAATTACCCGAAGGGGATACAAATACCCTTCGAAGATACCAATGTTTTAAAGGATACCACCCCACACGTTTCCAACACTCTTCTTAACTTCAACTGTTCCGTCTACAGACGCACCCTTCTTCTCAGATGGTGTGTTCTCTAGTTCAGTTAGTTTGCTTTTAAGAACAGCAATCTCTTCGTCTTTTTCTTTGAGTTTGTCGTCGAATTTTTTCTCAAGGATTTCTAGTCTTTTGCTGACTTCGCTATCCTTCTCAACAGCCGCTTCGGTAGCTTCTGTCTTAACTGGTTCAACAACTGGCTCAACAACTGGTTCAACTTTTTCTTCTACAGTCTCAACTACGGCTTCTGTCGTTTCAACAACAGCTTCCCCTTCAGACTTTTTCACTTCTGTTTTTTCCACTACCTTGTCCTCCACTTCTTCTAGTAAAGATTTTAAAGAATTGAATGCACCCTTGATTTTCTCTAGCGACTTGGAAGAAAGCTTTGCACCCTTCTTCTCAACGTCAACCATCCCACTGAGGCTTTTCACAACTCCGATGAGAGAGTCTACACCCTTGTTCATTGGCACATACATTGATGCAGCTAGTGAGGTACCTTCGAACAAAGATGCGTCGTTTACGACGAACCTTATTTCGTAGTCCTTATCCACAATTGTTCCAGACTCTGGATCAATTCCCTGTTTGATTAAAAAATCTTTGACAGATTGGACATCTGGGTAATCATATTTCCAGAAATTGATAGAATGAATTGCAACCTCAAGTTTCTTGAGGACACCAATATCTTTTGCACCTAATTTATTTTTGACCACGAGAAAATCCTTCTCGTTTGCGGCTAAATCTACAAACGAAACTTCTCTAGGTCTAATGTTACTCAATCTCTTCGATGCGTCGGCCATTGTGTTATTCTCCCGTTAGATTTTCTGCGTCCGCTAGACCTTGAATTGAGAAGCCAGTGTATTCGCCACTCGATACTTTGTCCCACAGGTCATCGTTATCGACATAGAGTTTTAAGAGCCATGTACCCTTCTTTACCAGAGTTCCACCATCGACTTCGAAATCAACTGGAGCTACATAACTTTCTAAAACTGTCGACTGCTTGTCGACAAGCATCTTACTGTGCATCTCACCGAGTTGTTGGAATTCCTTCATCCAGTAGTGAGCCGCTTTTTCTACCTCCAGTTCGGAGTAGATATGACCTTGTGCGTCTACTGTATCTGGAACAAGAACCTCACCAAAAACAATACGCTGAGCTGTCTTTTTAATGATGGGAACTCTAAATTTCATTCTAGGCTCTGCGGATGAATCCTTTATGATAGACGTGGATACTATGTTTTTTTCTGCCATAGTATCTTCACCCCCGCCTCCACCCTCACCCTCATCTTCGTCTTCTTCTTCGCTCTCAGCTGCAAAGTATTCTTTCAGAGCGTCCAATGCAGAAGTGAATGTAGAAAGCACTTTCGCTTTCATATCCTCTTCTGTCTCTAATGTACCACTAGATGGTACACCAATTTCGGTTGGTACTATTGTGTCCGCATCTACTATGTTTTCTAGGGTATTCTCACAGCAGATTGCAACACCAACCACACCTGAAACACCGCTTCCAAGAGTAATCTCCTGCAAAGAGGCATCGTTGAATTTCTCTTTCGATACTTGCTCGAAGACGAAGAACTTTTCCAGTTCTTCATAACCAAGATTCTGCACAGAAAACTTTTCCAACCACGCTGCACATTTCTCGTAGCTAGAAAAGTAATCTTTAGAAAACCTAATTGTCTGAATCTTGATCTGCATGAATTACTCTTCGCAAACGTAAGAAACGTGGTCGCCTGTACCGTTACAAACAGCGTCTGTTCCTACGGTGAAACTACGCTTGCCTAGGGTGATACCCTGAACGGCTGTGAGAGCCGACATGTCGCCAGCAAGAATACGCTTCACTCCACCCTCTTTCCCAGTAAGATCTGAGTCTGCAAATTTCTCGGCTGAAGCAAGATCAGTCAAGTTCAATAAACGGACATAACGTGGGGTAAAATCAAGAGCGATAGTTAATGCTGCTCCTGTTCCAATAAACGAACCAACTTTTTTATGAGATCCACTTGACATTGCGTGACTCCTTTTTCAAATATCATGGATGGTTATAATTATAAGTTTAGATGAATATAAGTTCAAGTCTAGAATATATTATTAAGCCATGTCTACAAAACATTCGCAACGAAAATGAAACGGAGGGATCTGGACTCCACTCTGTTTGGCAAGCTCGTCGGCACTGACCTTGGCTTCCTTCAACCCCTCTTTGGTGTAATCACTAGGTGCTTTGAAGTGGAAGAAAGGTTGTATGTCCTTGAGATCTTCGACATTATTTGCAGCTAGTATCTCGCTCATGTGCTTAGTACCAACCTCGACGCTATAGGTCTGCCCGTCCATAGCCAGACACCCTAGGCAGGTTCTGCTAGACTTGATTGAACGGATGACAAATTGCTTTGCGTCAATTTCGGTGAGGGTTGTTAAGGCTCCAGAGGTCCTAGCCATGGAAGCCGTATGGTCGGCTAGACCGGAGAAGTAGCTCTCGGCTGTCCCTCTGTACCCTACTGGTACGACCTCAGATGCCAGTGAACCAGCCTCTATTTTCAAGGCTTTTGCTAGGTCCGCTTGCATCTTTGGTATTGCAACGTCTAGGGGTTCATTACTCTCTAAGATGTTCTTACGGACGCTCTCCGCAACAGTCCTCTGTACGTTCCCCTTATAGAACTGACCAGTAGACCTAGACATCATCTTCTTGATACCTGCCAGAGCCTCGTCGTCCTTATCCAGCCAGAGTACCGGACTGACATCGGGAAGCTTTGCCTTCTGGACAATCTTTATCTTGTTGGTCTTTATAAACTCGTTCTTGTAATACTTGTAAAGATAGTCGATGTACTCTTCTTGGTTCTTGGCAATATTGTCTTGGTACTCCCCCATTTTCGAGTCTATTTCTTTTATGAACGACTCTACCCACTTATCGCTAGTTGTGGACTTGGATCCGGCTTCTTTTATAAGAGGCTTTGCCAGCTTCGCCCACTCGGTGAACAGGTATAGACCAAACGAGGCAACAGTGTTGATGCTAGTCGGACTCTTTAGAGCCTTGTCTAGTGCTATCGACGTTGCTTTAAATACTGCAAATTTCTTATTCATCATCATCTTTTGTACCATAGAGTTTTTTTATGCTCTCTCTATCTTTCGTAACCAAAGGTCTAGGTGGAAACCATGTATCGGAAATAGGGATTAGGACGAGCGGATCACCACTTCGCATTCTGCTAATGACGTCTGCATTCTTTCTTTTCCTACGCTCCTCTTCTACTTCCTTGTCCATCTCAAACCTCGTACATTATTTCACTATAGATCTCTTTGTATAGAGCCTTTCTAATGTCAGTCAATGCACGTTTCGTAATCTCTTCCGCTACATCTTCGTCTTCTTTTTCAAGCGGAAATTGATTCTGGTTTGGAGCGATAACACCTGTCGCAGCATTGCCACCAACAGTCTTGGATAGGCCAACCAGAGTCATAGACATTGGAATGTCTGGATCAAAATCAATCTTATCTTTGTCGTATAATGGGAGTTCCCTGTTAAGGATGTCAGAAAGGATTTGCCTAGCTAGGTTCGGTGTAACTCCACCAGTTTTCTCTGAACCAGATAATACTTTGACCAAGTCTTCGTCGTTTGTGACGTTAGCTGAATTTGACACGAAGGTGTGATATTTTACTCCAAATTCCTTGATGAGAATGCGGTTCATTATTCTGTCGAACTCTTTTCTTTCCGGTGCGAATACCTGCTCGTCTGCTAACTTTCTAGACTCTTGTGCCGTAGACCTATTATAGTCATCAGATTTACCTACGAAGATTGGAGGAAGCCTCCAGCTTCTGCGTATCTTATCTGAATTATTCTTGTCATAGTTTTGAAACAACTGGTCGTCCTTTTGGACGCTAGATAGATCCTTGATTTCCATCTTCATGGTACCTGGATTTATCTGTGTTTCGTCTGCTGGCTCTGCCTCTATAATTAGAAAACTAGAGCGGTTATTTTCACCCTTGACCTTCGTCTCAACAAACTCTTCTATCCGTTTGATTGATCCATCCGTTAGCTGGCCATTTGAAACCATTACAATCATGCTTGGTATATTGTTATTTTGGAACGTCACGAAATTTATTTCTTCAGATGCCCTAGAACCATATATTGAGAACAGATTGCCTACGTATCTTGGAACGCCATACACGCTTCGGTTTGATTTTATTCTAAAATGATATACTGGATTTGCTAGCTCATTTTTCTTTGAAAGTAGCTCGCTGTCAGGGATAACCTTCCCATCAAATGATGATATGTTTCGTGGGTCACCCCACTCTTTAAAATACACCTTCTTTGTACCTACGCTCTGCACAAATCTTCTGAATTTTTTTCGTATTACTTTCTTCTCTGTCGCCTGTGTATATTCATTGTAATACACCAACTCCACCTTAATAGATTCTTCGTCTAGTGCGACTAATCTCATAGTGTGAGCATGTAGTCTTTCGATAGAACTAATGCCTTCCTTATGTAGATAAGGAACGAGTTCCCAATAGGCGTTACCGCACTCTTCCAATTCGTTTCTCGTCTCCCTGCGAAGTGATGTAATATCATCCTCGAAATTGACGTTCTCTAGAAATTGCTTGAGTGTGTTTTTTTCTGCAACAACAGCTTTTTTAAGCTCATCTCCCTCAACATTTTTCTCAACAAGTCTGTACCCAAAGCTATCAATATTTGTAGACATAGCGTCTATACATTGACGAAGCTCGGTCGAGTTTTCTTTCAACATGGAGAGAACTAATAGCGGATAAGGAGGCTGTATGATTCCGTCAATACCCTCGAAAGGGTCTTCCATGATAGCATTAGATTCTTCTTCCCCCACAGCTTTCACAACTATGGATCGGAGAACCCGTTTATTGGTTTTATCCTTGTCTTGACTCTTGTTAATTTCAATAGCTTGAGCTTGTCTTTGCATATATTTTCACCTTTCTGACGGGCAGATTTTATCACCAAAACTAGATAACTCCAAACTCTCTTCTGTCTTTTTTTATCTTGCGAAATAAGTTGGATACGGCAATTTCTAACGCATCAAAATCATCATCGTGTTCGCAATCTGGAAATAGAATTAGGTTGTCTGTCAATTCTTGCACACCCCACTTTGGAAAAAACACGTTTCCGTTTTCGAACTTACTAGACAGTGTCCACGCTCGTGTTACCTTATCTTTCAATGTTATCACAGGCTTTACGGGAACGTTAGAAATGACTTGCAACAACTGAGACTGAGCACTTTGATATGCGTTGGCTTCGATGAACACACGTCTAGGTCGAAACTGGCTGTTTTTTTCTATTATCTTCATCGCTTGCTGCAAGAAAGTTAGACGCTCTTTATATAGGTCTATCAAGTAAACTCTACCAAATTCATCCTTCCCAACTGTCGCAATACAAAAATAGTCAGACGTGTTTTTCTGTGCAATTGCTAGGTCTATCCCCTGCACTATGAACAATTTTTCTGGAAGGGAGTCGTAGTATTTGATCCACTCGTGCTTGAATATTTTTCCAACCATCATGGTTGTGTCGTTCTGGTATTGGGTGTTGAATATGGCTGTACCCATAGCCTTTCGCTTCTTTTCAAGCCACTCTATAGGCATCTTGCTAGGCCATATGGAGATCCCGTCTTTGCTGATAGCAGGGTAAATCCTAGCCTTGTAGTCGTCATCTATATTCATCAAGTGAGCGTAGTGGTCAGACGGGTTGTATCTAGTTCCGTGGATGAAAAAACGACCATCTGGCTCGAGAGTTGGGTCTAATACTTTGTAGTACCATATCTTAAATTTTTCACGCTGGATCTCAGTCCTAGAGTTCTCTTCGTCAACTAAGTCATCACCGATGATAAGATCATAGTGTCTCCCGATGATTGCACCACCAACACCACAACAACTGATGGTTGATTCTTTGGCAAAGGTTGTTCTGTTTTTGACGTTAATTTCCCTGCTATCCCACTTCTCCCCAGCCTGTTCTCCAAAGATAGAAGTCAGCTTCTCATTGCTCTTAAGGTGATCTTTGATCTCTCTCAAAAAAATCTCTGCCTGAAGCTGAGTGTTCGAGACAATGAGGATACGAATGTTTGGATTGATAAGTATCTCGTAGATAGCTCGGATGATGGTAAGACACACAGACTTACCGATACCCCTAGGAGCCAGCGTTAAGGTCTTGTTGTTGGATGACTGATGGATGAGCATTGACAGGTGACACGGTGTGACAGTATAGCCTAGTACGTGTTCCATTAGGTAGTCCAAACGGCCATACTTCAGAACAGATGCCCTGATTACGTCGTAAGACGCAAGAGTAGCTTGCTGGTATTGGTCCTCTAGCCTTGTTCTAACCTCTAAGGCTTCTGCAATATCTGGAACACTATCACTCATTCGTACCCTGTTCCTCTAAGAATTGCTCAAGAAGTTTATTTATGAGGATACCTAGATTGGTCTTATCCCCAAGACCCTTCTCCTTGAAAGCTCGGTTTGTTGACGCAATATAAATCTGTGCTTTTTCTTTTAATTTCACAGACATATTGAAAGTCGTTGCTATTGTCTTCTGTTTTCCACCCATTGCATCTCCAGAATTATAAATATATAAATACAATATGAGCATCCAATGAACAACTCTAATTATATTAAATACTATTTCTAGAAATAACAGAATGGGGTTCAAATGGAATTTGAGAATGTAGAATATGTCAAGAATTATGATGGTGATACCATAACTGTTAACATAACTGAAGTCCACCCACTACTAGGCCTCCGCATACCAGTAAGGGTGCGTGGGATAGACACAGACGAAATGCGAGACAAGACCAAGTCGGCACTAGATGCTCAAATCTACGTCCATGGTATCCTCTCTCGTGCGAAGAGGATTGATCTAATGAACGCTGGTCGGTGCAAGTATTTTAGAATACTAGCGGACGTGATTGTGGATGGAGTTTCAATTGCAGAATTAATCATAAAAAAAGGGTATTCTAAACGAGTAGAATACCCTTGAGTGAAAGACCCTAAGTGTCTTCAGTTTGTTCTTCACTCTACTTTCGGAGAAACTGAGGTTTGCGGACAGTTGAGAAAAAGACCCTAAGTGTCTTCAGTTTGTTCTTCACTCCACTTTAGAGGAAACTGAGGTTTGCGGACAGTGGTTGGAAAGACCCTAACTGACTAGAACTACAGAATGAAGGACCTTTCGCGGACAGTTGAGGGAAAGACCCTAACTGTCTTCAGTTTGTTCTTCACTCTACTTTAGAGGAAACTGAGGTTTGCGGACAGTTAGAGGAAAGACCTTAACTGACTAGAAAGACAGAATGAAGGACCTTTTGCGGACAGTGGTTGGAAAGACCTTAAGTGTCTTCAGTTTGTCCTTCACTCTACTTTCGGAGAAACTGAGGTTTGCGGACAGTTAGAGGAAAGACCCTAACTGTCTTCTAAAAATGTCTTCATTTTGTTGCCCTTTCTTATTCAAAATACTTTTTTTTCGATGTTAGATATTTGTCCAATCTTTTTCGTAGCTCCCGCGAATAAACACTAGCCTCATCCTGATAATAGTTCTCGTTTTCTGGATTCCAGCCGCGCGATGCGTCCCTCGCTTCGCAGCAATCTTTTACCGAGTATTCCAGTTCTACAACTGACATTTTTTTTGCTTTTGCTTCTACCTGATTCCAGTTTAAAGTTTTCATTTTTGTCATGATCTTCTCCCTTAACTCAGGCTGCCATACTGTAATTAGACAGCAATTTTTCCATCTTATAGATATTTCTGCGTTGCGAAAAAATATCATCTGTTTGATGTGTCAACACTTCTGTAATTCTGTTATATAATCCCCACTTGTTCTGAACAGGTGTTCTCTCGATACCACTATCCCCCTCAACGAGTACCTTGACGCTTTCAAGGTACTTTTTTGCTATCACCTTATCCTCAATACACTTGTCTAGGAACACCAAGGCTCCACGCTGGTCCATGTACTCTTTGGTGTAGGTCTCTATAACTCCAGCGAATTCGTTTCGAAATGCAGCAATTCCCGTCACAATATTTTCCCGAATTGAGTCTAGGTCAATTCCATGGATATGCCGACTGTAGAATTTATTTAGGATGTGTGAGACAAACATTCCGTTGGAGCACACTAGCCTGTGACCATAGATCTCGGTACGGAGGCCAGAGCTGCAGTCGTAGCTGTTGGACACCCCAATCCTGAGATTTATAATGTCGCCAACACCACCGACGTCGTGTCGAACAGTTGGCAAGTCGTACTCGGCAAACAGGGTTGGTCCCCTGTCTGTCGTCCTAATTTGCTTGAATTTACAGCCCATTTCGTCCAAAGCATTGGTTACACTGTCACACGCCTCCTCGTGCTGTATGAGGGTGTATCTGTCAGACGCAACGCTGAAAATTCTGGTGTGGTCATTGTCGTCCACAATTGCACAATGACCTTCTAGCTTGCGACCATACTGGTCAAACAAATCAATCTTGTTGGCTCTAGTTAATTCCATCTTACACTCCTTCTAATAGTTTGTTGAATTCACTTTCAGTAATTATCGATATCCCAAGTGTTTCTGCTTTCGTCAGCTTAGTATTCCCAGGAAGATCTCCGATGATAAGGTAGTCTAGCTTCTTGCTCACACCACTCTTCGCAATTCCACCCAACGCTCGTATATCAGCTTCAAATACAGGTCTATCCTTTGATAGTGTTCCAGTGATGCAGAAAGATTTTCCAGTGATTGGTGACTGCACTTCGACAACTGGTACCTCTGGCAATGGCTCTATGCCTAGCTTCAGTAGAGCGTCGATGGTTTGACGCCATTGGTGCAAGCCTTCAGCCATTGCATCAGCCCGTGACACGCCAATACCCT